GATCCGCCAGCAAGTGGAGGATCGGATACAGGCACTTACTGAGCTATCTCAGCAGCGTGGAATGTCTAAAGAGGATCGTGCTAATTTGAAGAGTGAGATTTCGGAGTTAAAACAAAGCATCGGCAAAGGATGGCAACGTTCGTTCGATATGATCAGTGGGGACTGGTAGTGGTGTCCTCGCAGAGATTCGAACTCTGATCTGCGTTTTAGGAGAACGCGGCTCTATCCATTGAGCTACGAGAACGAAACGTTAAAAAACCTTAACCGACCTGATAATCACACTTTAGAACACACACGCGATTGAGCAGGGAGAACACACACGGAACATACGGCATTGGAATGCGGCGCAGGGTGTATGAGATACGGAACTGAGACGGGGTTTAGGAAATCCCTCTTCCGCCTGATCTGAACTGATCAGCCCCCAAACAACACCCCGCTTTCCGCGTCCTACTGCGTTTTTCTCTCTTCCGTGTGTGTCTCAAATGATCTGCATGAGTCTGGTCAAGAACACACATAAGAACACAGCCCCGCCCGCGCCGACCGCGACCGCGCTGGGGCACGATGACGAACGAAGGACGAGCGATGAAGATCGAAGATTTTGAGTATTCACCCAAAGCAGCAGCGGACAGCGCAGCCCGCACCGTTGACCCCAAGGCGGCTGCGCGCCTCGCACAGGCCCGCGCCGAGTCGCAGCGGCTCGCACGCCAGATCAGCGCCGACGAGCGCGCACGGACGCAGTCGCTGGAGACAGAGGCCGATGTCGCAAAGGCGCTGCTGAAGCTGCAGGCAGTCACGGGTGTGAAGGTTGGGATTGAGCGGAAGCGGGGAAAGCAGAGATGACAGTATATGAATCAATGACTGTTGAAGAGTATCGCGAGCACACCAAGCGAGCGAAGTACGGCAACACGAAGATCGAGATTGACGGCTGGGAGTTCGATAGCTTGGCCGAGGGCGAGCGCTACAAACAACTGAAGCTTATTCAGCTCTCAGGTCAGATTGAGGATTTGACCTGTCACCCGACCTACGAACTCCAGCCCGCGTTCCGCGATCAGCGCGGCGTGAAGCACCGGGCGATCACGTATGAGGCCGACTTCCGCTACACGGAGTTTCGTACAGGCGGGCCGCAGGTTGGCATCGATGTGGTTGAGGATGTCAAAGGCGCACGAACGAAAGAGTTCAGGCTGAAGGAAAAGTTATTCCGCTTTCGGTATCCTCATTTTGATTTACGGTTGATAGAAGTTGGCGACACGCAATGAGTCGCCCCGAGTCGCGCTGGACCGAGGCGGCGCTGCTGCTCGTGGCGGCGTGCGGCGGGGATGTGCGGGAGTATCGGTTTAGCTGAGAGGAGTAGGGTGATGGAAGAATGGCTTTCAAGCGGCGCGTATCTGCCGCCTGTGCTTCGTGACTTCCACGATACGAAGCGGATATTCAGGATTGTGGGCGAAATGGTCGCACGCCGTCAGGCGAAAGAGAAGGACGCGTACGACCGCATGCTTTTCGACCTTCCCAACTGGGTATCCGCCCAGATTTATGTTGTTGACTTCTTTTTATGGTTCATGGCACGGCGCGGCTTCACACTCCAGCGCAGTCGTGTGAAGCTGGATTTTGTGGATATCCGAGAAGATATAAAGGCACTCGACGCACGCGAGTTCGCAGATCTGAAGGCTATGATTGAATCTGATCGGCAGAAGGACAGCGACAAAGCAAAGACGCTGTAAGGAGCGCCCATGGGATCGCAACGCGCCGCACAGGAACGCGCCGCACGCAAGCAGGCCGAGGCCGAGGCGAACCACCTCCGCAAGCGGCACTACCGATCGGCAGCCGCCGCCCGCCGTGTGATGCGCAGTATCCCCGGCGATGGCTATCATCGTAACGTGTATCAATGTCCGATTTGCGGTGACTGGCTGTTCGGACACGCGCCGGGCTGTGAACGCAATGTCAACACCCGCTGACCAGCGCGGATCGGCGGCGGGCGGCGGGGATGTGCGCGAGTATCGTTTAGCTGAGAGAGGAAATGGACATGAGAGATGATGTTGGTACAAAGACCGCGAGAGAACGCCATGAGGCGACATATCAGCAACTGTGCGTATTGTGCGCCGCCCTCGCACCGTTCGCCCGATGGTCGGCGCTCATGCTGGCACAGATGGCCGCTCGCGACGCGCCGATGCGTGACGCCGATATCGTAGTGAAGCTCGATGACGTGGCGCTGACCGTCGCGGATCTGCGGCGGGCGGCGGACGCGGGCGGGCGAAACGATAATTGAAAGCTGAAAAGCAGAAAGAGCGAGAGCACGACCATGCAGAACTCGTCGATCGAATGGACGGATCACACCTTCAATCCCTGGTGGGGCTGTATCAAAGTATCGCCGGGGTGCGAGCACTGCTATGCGGAGACGTTGGCGAATCGGTACGGGCACAACGTGTGGGGCCCAGCGAAAACGACCGATCGGCGGATGATGTCGGCAAACTATTGGAAGCAGCCGCTCAAATGGGATAAGCAAGCCGCAACCGAAGGCATACGCCGTCGTGTGTTTTGTGCCTCAATGGCAGACGTGTTTGAGGAGCACCCGCAACTGGAATGGCCGCGCACAAACTTGTGGGGACTGATCGAAACAACTCCGCACCTTGATTGGCTGCTCCTGACCAAGCGACCGGAGAACGTTCTCAAGATGCTTTCACCGCTCTGGAATGGGCGCATGCCTGACAACGTGTGGCTGGGCACCTCAGTTGAAAACCAGGAACAAGCCGACAAGCGCATCCCGCACTTGCTACGCACGCCTGCCAAGGTGCGGTTCCTGAGCTGTGAGCCGCTATTGGGGGCACTCGACTTGAACAAGGCTGCTTGGGGATTGGGACAGCCTCAATACCCCATCGATATTCAGGCGGGCATGATTGATCCGCGTGGAGATACCGAAAGTTGGGATAGCGGTTTTACGCCGCTGCGCGCGATTGATTGGGTGATTGCAGGTGGCGAGAGCGGCCACGGCGCACGCCCGATCCGCAAGGAATGGGCGCAATGCTTGCAAATGGACTGCGAACGCGCAGGGGTTGCCTTTTTCTTCAAACAGTGGGGCGAGTACGTGCCAGCATGGTCAAATGATGGTGAACCATTTTCACTTGATAACGGGGCCGCGTTCGACCCTGGTGAAACGTGGCCACATCCCCGCATTCATGTATGGGATAGCGGACGGGTGCCACACACCGAGGATTTGTATTACTGCAATGCTTCGTTGCGCGTTGGCAAGCACGCCGCCGGTCGCCTGCTCAATGGCCGCACATGGGATCAGTTCCCGCAATGACCCGCTCGCCCGATGGCCCGCCGTGCCCACGCTGTACGCAGCCCACGCCGACCGTGCGCTGCCGCTGGGATGGTGTCGCCTGCTGGCTGTGCTGGCGGTGTGGCGGGTTCTGGAAACAATGAAGAAGGAACGATGACAAGTGAGCAATTAGTGCGAGCGACCTGGCACCACAACGGGTCGAACACATGGATATTGAAAGAACGACTAAGAGACGGCGGGGCTATTTTGGCAACTATCACCGAGCGGCGCTACCCAGCAAACGCCACGCCAGACAGCAGTAGGTTTTATGGGTATTTATGGGAGGTCGGATCACGGTTCGGTGTTACACCGTGGCGATACCAGGCCATGCGCCGCGTCCGCGCGGCACTGAGAGATTCGATATGACCGAACACGACCTCAAAGTCGCCCCCGAACACTTCGCATCGCTCTGGGACGGCACGAAGACCGCTGAGCTGCGCAAGGATGATCGCGGCTTCGCGGTTGGCGATACGCTGCTGCTGTGCGAATATGACAATGATAAGGCTATTCAGCTTTTCGCGGATGCAGACATTGAGCTTGATATTGATGAGGCGTGGGCGGTTGCACGCCCGCAAGCCTACACTGGCCGCACCCTCTGCCGCCGCATCACGCACATCCTGCGCGGCGGGCCGTGGCTCAATGCGGGCTACGTCATGCTGAGCTTAGGAGGGGATCTCGCATGAACTTAGAAGAGACAAAGATACGAACAGCGTATCACTTCGATCACCCGCAAGTCGGAGATCGTTTTCACGAGATGTATTCGTTTTGGGTGCATGTCGTGCTCGTCACTCCTGATCGGATAGTTGTGGAGGAGTACTGTCCGCCGTGTGCTATCCCCACCGATGCGAAGGTGCGCATTTTTAACTCCCATAACGAGTTCCGCGCAGCATATGGATACATGACGCAACCAGGACCGTGGGTGTATTACTGTGATAGTACGGCTCCCGTCGATCACTGGACGGGGGCGCCCTCATGAGCACTGAAGTTGAGCTTTCCACTGCCGACACGATCACCGACCTCCGCGCCCGCCTGGCTGCCGCCGAGAGCACGGTCGCCCTCTGGCGCGACGCCGGCACCGCGCTGCTGCACGGGCATCCCTCGGACGAGGAAGAGGCACAGGTGGCGATGGTGCGCCTGCTGCGCGACCCGGCGGCGGGCGCGGGGGAGCTGGCGCGGCTCAGGAGGGAGTTGGCGGCAGCGCTTGCCGATTACGCGATGCTGCGGGCGGTCGCACGTATGTGTTTTCAAGAAGACGCCAGCGAAGACAGCATGTTGCGGCTATGGAACATTGCGGCAATGGTCGATCATCCCGGCGCGCCGCTGAACATTCGATTTAATCGTGCGCTGGCGGTCGTCGCAGCCGCACGCACGCACGACAACGGCACCATTGATGACGCACTGTTCGCCTACGATGCGCCGCTGAAAGAGAAAAGCAATGATGACACAACAACAACGTGACTACCTTCGGCGTACCGCTGACGCCGCCAGCGCTGCCGATATGGATGTCGCGCTCGGCTGGAACGTGGTACTGGCGCTGCTTGACGCGCTTGACCAGGCCGAGACCGCCCGCAAAGCCGCTATCGCACGCGGCGCGGCCGACCACGCGGTCGCAGTGGCCGCGCGACTCTTGGCAGCAGGCCCCGACAGCACCGCCTGGGGGCGCCTGTACGCCGCGCTGGCGGTGGCAGACAAGGCAGAAGCCCCACGATGACCCCACGGTGCCAGCAGGGCGGGCGGCGTGGAGCGTTTTGACAGGCGAGTCGGGCGGGTGTAGAATGTCGGTGTCACAACGGTTATGCCAGAAAGGAGGACATATGACAGACACGCCCGCCGATCCTGAGGAGTGGATCGATATTGATGAGGCGGTGCGGCGCACGGGGCTTTCGAAGCGCACGCTGAACCGGCACAAGGCCGCGAAATCGGTTGAGACGCAGGTTATCGAAGCAGAGTTTCGCCAGCGCCAGCGCCGCACGCTGTTTAAGGTATCGACCCTTCCATTGGCGAAATCGTAATGGCCCGAGCGCGTTGCAACCGCGCCCGAGCCGGGTGATCTTCGAACCGTGTAGCAGTTATCAGATCGGAGAAAGTATACTATGAAACGCAACCTCCCACACGACCGCTATTATCATGTCTACCGCTCAAGCGACGAGCCACGCCGGGGCAACCTCCTGAGCACGCTGCTGGTCCTCATCCTGATCGTGGTCGCGGTCTTCCTGGGCATCGGCGCGCTGCCCTACGCCCAGAAGGCGCTGAGCAGCTATGCGCCCGCGCCAACCACCGTCATCATTGCCACGCAACGCCCAATCACAACCGGCGGCGGGCGCACCACCACCAACCCCGCGCCAGCCGCCGCGCCGATCAGCAACCCGAACGTGGCCAATAGTGACGCCGAGGCCGATGCGCTGTACGCGACGGCGGTTGCCGCCCAGAGCGCGCCCGCGCCCGACCCAAACGCGTACAACCCCGACAAGCCCGCGCTGCCGGCCGCGATTGTTCTTCCGACGATCAGCGCGGCACAGGCCGAGAGCTACGCCAATCGCGGATCGGGCGGCTGTGCCGAGGGGCAGGTGTTCGTGCCCCGCGTCGGATGTCACACGCCGGGCAGCGGTGGTGCGATGCCGGGATCAGTGGGTGCGCCATGACCATCACGCACTGCCATTTTTGTGGAAACAACCACAGCGACTGGGATGAGGGTGTCGAAAAATGGCAGTGCCGTATGTGTTCCTTTCGCATCCCTGTCGCGCATCTGTGGCAGTGGTGCTGGGTGAAAGATCGACCGAATCCGCCAAAGCCGATTGTACAGTTGACTATGTGGGAGGGGCTATGAATACGTTGTATATCCTTGGAGGCATCGTGGTGGTGCTGGTGCTCTTCGCACTCGGTCGTCGGCAGTCTGATGAGACACTAACCGAGTATACGGGATGGGACGATAGCGGCTATGAGCCGCCTGCACACACAGACTGGTCACTTTCGCATCCAAGTAGCCCTGCGCCGCGTTTTGAGGCTGGGCAAGCTTATATCTGGGAGCAGATTGAAGATCTATTGTGGGCCTATGGCTATACTCGCGATGAGATCAAGAAGCAGTGGAACCATAACTATATCGAGATTTGGCGCGACGGGCTGCATGCGGAGTTCGATGGATCGATGGGGCAGTGTCGGGACGATGGCGAACTGCTGTATGTCTGCTACGATTTCGACCCAAACGCCGATACCAGCAAGTCAGACCGCTGGCGGCGCGCGCCAAATGAAGATGAGCGGCGCAATGCGGTGTGGCGATGACCCGCTCGCTGCATTTCATCGCGATCGTGGTGCTCGCTGGCGGCTTTGCGGCGCTACGCCTCCTAGCCGCGCAGCCCGAGCCAGCAAGTGCCACGACACAGGCCGTTGCCGATGTCGCCCCAATCGGCGTGCTCCAGAGCGTGCCCAGCTTGAGCGCAGCGCAGATCGACACCATCCTAGCAGGCTACGACTCACCAGCAACTGGCAGCGGGCGCGATTTCTACGACCTTGGCGTGCAGTATGGTATCGACCCGGCCTACGCGCTCGCGTTCTTTGTACATGAGAGCACGGCAGGAACCAACCTAAACTGGGATGGGATGAAGCCCGATGGCTCGACCACGCACGATATTGGGAATATCAGCTGTGCGGGCTATCCGACCTGCTACGGGCGCTGGCGCGACTATGCCGATTGGAAGACCGGGATTGACGATTGGTACCGCCTGATCAACGATGAATACATCGGCGGGCGCGGTTTCTCCACGGTCGATCAGGTCATTCCTGTCTACGCGCCGTCGATCGAGAATGATGTGGACGGCTACACGAATGCAGTGTCCGCGCTGGTGGGGCAGTGGCGAGCTGAGTATGGGCAGCAGCCTGCACACGCAGACATCGCCAGCAACCCGATCGCAATCGGCGGCGATGACTGCGGCACCAACGTGCAGGTGGCACTAGAGGCCAGCGGCGGCGCACTCCAGGACGTACAGATCCGGCCAGGTGAGACCTTCAGCTTTAACGCGACAATGGGCGATCCTGGACGTATCCCCTATCGGACGTGCGCGGGCGTGCCAGGGGGCAATTGGTGCAACTTGGCAGCCCGCTACGCGCAGGTGAGCCGCGCGCTCGGGCTGATGCCGCAGTTCCAAGATCACGGCGTCGGGGATTTGGGCGGTGGACCTGAGAACTCCGTTGCTATCTGGAATGAGGGCGGGCGCGCTGGCGGGCAGGACTTGCAGATTACGAACACGCTGACGCGTCCGGTGCGTTTTCAGGCAATCATAGAGGGCGGCAGCGTGATGATTATGGGAGGTGTGGAATGACCGATAAGATGAGCAAGCTCGAAAAACTCGCGCTGTCGTCGGCGGTGAGCGGCGCGGTGTTTAATGTCTTTCTGTACGGTATTGGCGCGACGCTCGCTAGTGCTGGACAGGGCACGCCGCTATTTGCGGTGCGTGTTGGCGCGGCTATCCTTCAGGCGGCTGCGTTCGATCTGGTGGCAATTGCGACTGTGATGGGCATGCGCCATGGTCGGCGCGGGCGCTGGAGCATGATCACCGCCTTCGCGTCGGCACTCGTGTCGGCGGCGATCGCGCTGGACGTGGCGGGGGTGCTGGCGATGCCCTGGTTGCACGCGGCCAATGCCCTGATCGTACTGGCATTCACGTTGCATCTGTTGACGCCGCCGAAGGAGCGCCGTGCGCCACAACTGCGCCGGCTCGTGCGCCGCCTGTGCGCCACGGTGCGCCATGAGCGCGCCACAGCGGACCAGTTAGCGGCTCAGTTGCGCCACACACACGAGCAGGTGCGCCAGCTTGAGGCCCGCCCGCGCCAGAGTGGCCCAACCGAAGTGATCGTGATTGGTGAGAAGCAATACAGTGTGCGCCAGATTGCGCGCATCACCAGCACCGCGCCAACGACCTTGCGCCGCCAGTTGGCACTACTTGAAACAGTGGAGGACTAGCATATGTGGACTGTTGTTGCCATGCTCTTATGGATGTCCGTGATCGGTTTGTTTTTGTCGTTTCTGTGTCATTGGCGGTTTCAACGAATGATGGAGCCGCCAATACCCAGGCATACTGCACCACGGAAAGAAACGCGATACGATAGGATGCGGCGTAATGGCGGCTCACATACCCAAGAAGAATGGATCAGCCTTTGCATTCCGTACAAGGGCCAGTGTCCGTGCTGTAGACGTAAGCGGGCGTTAACGAAAGACCACATTATCCCTGTTGCGTGGGCGGCGCGGATTCTATAGATAACATCCAGCCGTTATGCAGATCCTGCAACTCGAAAAAGGGGACAAAAACAATTGTGTACTGATCAGCAGAGCGATGCGCAGAAACGCGCCGGCCAATGCCCGCATTGTTTCAAGCCCGTCACGCCAAACAATCGCGCGCGCCATATTCAGACGTGCCCAGCACGCCTAGGAGGGAGTTAAATCATGGCACTACGACATCGCGCCGGCCATGCGCCGGTTCGCAGTGAACCGCTAGAGAATGGGCAGCCGCGTGAGGAGCGCCGCCCACAGACGAAGCCGCAGGGCAGCCTTTATGCGCTCAGTCTGGTTTTGCTGGCGTTCGGTATCCTTGGATGGCTGGCCGGCGGCAAGTATACGGTTGAGGGCTGGGTGGTTGCGCTGAACATGTTCGCACGATGGATCGGCGTGGAGCAACAGCTGATTGTGCCGCGCGGTTGGTGGTTGGTCGGAGCGGTGGCGGCGTCGGGACTAATCTACTCGCGCGTCGAGATGCTGGCGTTGCGCAACACTGTCCAGCGGATGCCCGCGTTCTGGATCGGCTGGCTACTGATTGTTGCGACCGATGTGGGGTCAACGCTGATCGGCGTGCTCAACCCGCCCGCCGACGCCGCACCCGTCCTCCTGCAGCTCGCAAAGCTGATCCCAATGGCGATCGTATGGGCGCTGCTCTTGACCTTCGTTCCTGAATGGCTTATCCTATCGGCAACACGTATCTTCAGGAGGTAAGTCATGGTCGATCTCGCGCTGATAGCTTATAGTCTGATTGCTGCGATTGGCATGGGAGTTGCGATCGTTCTCGTGACCAATCGCGCCACATGGCTGCCGATGATCGGCAGCGCAGTGTCAAGGGTTTCCGATGTGTGGGCGGATACCTTGGAGCGTGGGCGGCGACAAAAAGCACAGCGTGAGCGACTGTATGGCTATGATGCTATGTCAAGTTCAGAACTGGTTCGCGACGCCGGTCGAACCAGTTCGGCGGGCGGGTCTACTGGTTCGCGGAATCTGGTTCCTGGGCAGCAGAACCAGCTCGAACCAGCAGAACCAGAGGATCGCGAACCAGACCGCGAATCGTTCGCGCGGCAGCTCGCAAAAGAGGAATTAATCATCCTCCTTGCGGTGCAACGGAACGAGGATGGCGGGTATCTCTACTCAGCGAATCAGATTACAAGTTTTGTTGGCGGCGCGGCCCAACCGATCAAGGCCACGATCGCAAACGTGCGTGGCAAGAAGGAAACACCCCCGCCCGCCAAAGCGCTGCATCGCCCGCTCAACGGCTGGTAGTCCCACCGCCCGCCCCGGCCCTCCACGGTCGGGGCGTTCCTATGTCCGGACCAGCGGCAGCCACCGTCGCCCCGGCCGCTGCGCGGGTGCCGCCACCTCCCCCGGCGTGCGTACGTACTCTATCGTCTTTTTACGATAGATGCTTGACTTCTATTTGAATTATGATATAATCAAATTAGTCAAGAAAGCGCGTATGAAGGGAACAAAGCAATGACTGTTCAAGCACTCGGACTGACGTACAAGGACATGATCGACGCGGCGGCGGTAGAGACACTCAATACTGAAGTCAAGGCGATGCTTGAGTCGAAACACGGACAAATGAGCGCCGAAGATGCCATCGAAGCCGTAGGCGACAGCTGGGGGTTCGTGCTGATTGAGCGCGACAACGAAGCGGCGCTTATTCGCAATGCCGATGGGCAGTACGCAACAGTTTGGTATGAGTCGGCGTACGGGCAGGCGATGTCGGTCTACACAACACAGCAATATGACGCAGACGCGGTTGGGTTCGACAATCAAACACTCGGTTGGGGCGAGACTGAATAATGGCAGGAGTAAAGGGGAAAAGCGGCGGCTCGCGTAGTGAGGCGGGCCGCCCACCGACATCCATTACGTTCCGCCTCGGTGATGCCATCGCCATGCGCTACGGCCACAATACGCCGCTGGAGGTCGGAGAGGTTGTCGAGATGCATCGCGGCATCCCCCGCACGGTCGTTATTCAGATGCGTAATGGCGAGAAGGTTTGGATTTTAATCGAGACGCCTGCAAGCCCTGATCAATCGTGATCAGGGCTTGCGTATCAGTGGTAGATAGATACCCTCATGGCGAATTGCCGCCGGTGCCCGCTCGCCCGGCCCCCTGACCCACGCCCGCGCCGTGAGCGCGCCTGACTGTACGATGACCGTTGCGAGTCCCGGCGCCGCGCCTTCTGCGCGCAGCTGCGCCTCGCGCGCGTCCGTGCCCACCACGGTGTATTGAAACGCCGCGCCCCAGCCCGCAGGCGGGAACACGTGGACCACGCGCGGGGCGTCGGTGACGACGGTGATGGTCAGCAGCGCCGTGCTCGCGCCGTCTGCCTGACGGGTGAAGGCGGAGAGGCGCGGAGGCTCGGCTGGGGGCATGAAGAGCGCTAGCACAATAATGATGAGCAGGTTCATCGCGCCCCCTGCACAAACGCTACCGCAATCTGGGCATGGCCAGCGTCGTTCGGATGCACCTGGTCGGCAATCGTGTTGAGCGGATCGAACGCCGCTGACGCCGCCACATGGCGCACGCCGGTCATCGCATGGATGACCGCGTTGATCGCCACCACCGCCGCATCCGACCCGCGATCGAACGGCGGATACAGGGCATAGGCAGCGGGCCGCATGCGCAGGCAATCCCCGAGCAACACAGTCGCGCCATACTGCCCCATTACGGCAATCGCGTGCGTGAGCGTGGTGCGATAGGTCACGAGATTGACGCCGTAGCGCATATCGTTGAAGCCCGTGAGCAGTAGCGCGACATCCCCCTTTTTGACCGGCACAATCGGCTGCTGTGCCAGGCGTGTACCGCCGATGGCGCGGTTGTCGAGGGTGAGCCCCAGCGCGCGGGCGACAATGGCGGCGTAGCTCGTGCTGGGCACGCTGGCCCCCGCCCCGCGTGTGATGCTGTCGCCGAAACAGATCAATTTAGGCAATGCGGTAGTGCCCCTTGACGCGCCAGTCTCCGACGATCAATTCACTGGCAAGCAGTGTCGTCGGCGCGAGGTTGTCCCCCGATTTCAGCACATTCATACTTTGCCCCGTATTGCTGATTTGCATTGCGACTTGCGTATACCCCGCCGCGACATTCGCTGACCAGAAGAGGCAATCCGCCCCGCCAGCAATGAGCATTGTGGCATCGGCCACCGCTGCATACGGAAAGCCCGCAAGCAGGAGGTTGCCCGTAGGCGGCGTGCCAATCGCCGTGATGACGATACGCCCGTTAAAAAAGAGGAGGCTCCCCAAGCGCTGCCATTCGATCAGGGTGGCGTTCGCCGTATACGTGAAGGTGCCGGCAGTGCCGGAGCCAACCCATGAGGGGGCGAACGTGCCTGCCTCCACGAAGGTTTCGTAGGCTAGCAGAAAGCTTGCGAGTGGCTTCCTGAGATTATAGGCAAGTTGATCGAAGTCACTCATGATGAGATCCTTGGCAAAAATATGCGCTTACAGGGGTGCCCAATGTACTCCAATGTGCGACAGCCCACAAACCCCCTCTGCCACGCGGCATTATGCCAACACATAATATCGGGGTGGCCGCACGCGCCCGGCGTGTCGTACCAGTCCGGCAGATGGAAAAGTTCGTGCCCCAGTTCGTGCGCGATCACCGCGTCCAGGTTGTCGCCCTGGAACGTCACCCAGATCGCGTGATTGTACTCCTGCGACCGTCCGACATCACCCTTCGGGAGCCGCGCATCGCTCACGGTGTTGTCCATCACAAAAATCGTGATCGGTCCCTCGGGGCTCATCAGCGACAGCGCCCACGACAGATCGGTGTAGGCGTCGCCGGTCGGTGTGTAGATCGTTGTAGAGACGATCGCGAGGTCAGCATACGCCTGCCAGAAGTCCGCTGCTGCGGTGATCGCCGCCTGTGCCTGTGCCGCACGCACGCCGCTGTACGCCTCGCCTAGTGGCTCCACGAATACCACATGGACCGGGCGCGGCGGCGTGAGCAGGGAGAGGATGAAAATGAATGCTGTCATGTTGGTTCCTGAATAAATCCCGTCCACCCCTTGTGTTGTTTATGCTCACCCTTAAGCACTCGCCAGACGGCAGATATAGTTAAATTATATTGTCGTGCAAAACGCCCTGGATAAATAACGTTTGCATAGATTTCCCCAGTTGGCGAGATAAAGGTGTATTTCGGTATGGATGGTGGTGTTTGGGGTTCCGATCCATTAACCCACCCTGTCCACCCCTCAGTATGATCGCGCTCACCGCGTAATACCATGCGCAAAAGATTCTCATGAAGATTGTGATCGCGCGCAAAAGCACTCATATTGATGATGTTTGGGTAACGCGTCATGTCGGGGGCGATGATGGTATATACTTTCCCACCTGATTGTGCTAACGCGTTTTGTTCTATCTGCACAGGTGTAAGCTTTCTTCCTTTGAGCGCTATGCTTATTTTAGTGCGGTGCTCAGCGGGCATTGGCCCAAGACGGATTCCCTTACGGATTTCCGATGCATGTTGCTTCGTTTCTTCGCTATGCCTAAAACCGAAACTACTCCCCGCTGTGCGAAGATTATTATATATAGCAGTTATTGGGCGATTGGCAAACATTTCATCTAACCATTTTTGCTCTGATACAAGTAGGTTTTCCGGAATTGCGATCTCTTCTAAAACCTCAAAGGCGAATGCGTTTTCACCATATTTGTTCCATGCGCGTTGGAAATGCGGAGAATGGTGCTCTCCTCTTCGGAGGTCGTATCGATGACATCTCCATCGCTGTTGAATGCTTACGGCGCTACCAATGTAAATGCAACCTCGTGGTCCGTGAATAGCGTAGATTCCCATTTGTGGTATACTCATGATCGTCGCTCCTATACAGCGGCTGTGTCGGCGTGGTGTTGATAGCACCACGCCGACTTTCCAATGCTTTAATTATACCACCTAACGTCCATTTGTGGCATTACAATCAGGTAAATAAGTCATCTCAGTAGCGCGAGTCTTGCATCAATGGGGTCCCAAGAACTGGGTTCCAGTGTGCAGCCAACTTGCCCTTCGGAAATTGTGCAGGTGACTCGCCCCACATACTTGCGCGAGGCGGAGTCGGGCGCACCCGCAACTGGCCCCACATCCATTAGGTTCACAACTTGCGCCATCGCATTCGGTCGCACGTTCCAGGGTTGAACCACAGCGCGTCCTGAATTGTAGATTCGGGCATCCCCGGCAAATTCCTGATATGTGATGACCGTAGGCGTTGCCCCCGCCCATGGTTGCACGTAGAATTTGCGGTTCTCATAGACGCCCCACGTGATCGGGTTTGTGCCATCACCTTGATTTAATAGGGATTCGATCTTTTCGCGGATGGTTGTATTCGCTGGTATCAACTGTGTGGCCTGATTTGACACCGCTGTAATGTTCGCGGTGCTCGTATCGATGAAGGCGTTGAGCGCTGCCGCTGTGCTGAGCAACGTCCCTACCTGCGTCGTGATAACCGCATCGCTTGTCGTGCTTAGGCTCGTGATTACATCCCCTAATGTCGTATACCACCCTGCGAAGTTCAACGTGACGGAGATGTCGCCCGAATCGCCGGTCATCGCCTGTGTGGCCTCGTTGGAACGTGGGTAGGCCGATGCTGCTAAGACAATCGCGGCTTTGTTTGCTGCCGAGGTTGCCGTACTCGCATCGAGGGATACAACGCGATCTTTCACTCCGTAAATCGTTTGACTCCCTGCATTACTCACGCTGGAGGTCGTTCCCTGCGTGCCCAGCACCGTCGTATACACGCATCGGACGCGATTGCACATCGCGTCCAAACTGACAGAGGCAACCTTCTGTCCGATGCGTACGGAGATTCCCACACACCGTCCTTCCCAAACGCGCTCGGCGTCGGGCGAGTCCACTTCGATGGTGCGTGCCAAGCCGTTTTGAATCCAGTTTAGAGCATCATCTAACGTCGCCTTGAATGTGACTTGACAGCTTTCCATCCCACATTGATCAGTAAGAGAGTGCTGATAACTGTCGATCTTGCCAGCGATGTTGCCAATGTAAAATCCGCCGGGAATACCACCCAACCCTGGCTCATAACAATGCACGGAGAGAGCGATCATGTTGCACCTCGTAGGGTATGCCACAGCGGCGCGTGAGTTGCGGTGACCGGCGCGGTGTCGGCCGCTGTATACGTGTAGGTATTCCGCACCCACGCCAGATAAAGCGCGGTGTTGGGGTAATAGCGGGGCGCTTGCCCACGCAGGAGATGCACCGCACTAAAGGTAGTTCCATCCGAGCTTGCTCCAACGATCGGCGGCGCAATCGGGAGAACTGGCGCACTCGTGCGCTCTTGGAACGAGAGCGTGCGCACATCACCAAAAAAGGGGATGGTCACCGCCTCGGCCATTCCCCATGTCAGGTATGAAATAACATGCATGCTCGCATAGGTGACCGTCGCCGATCCGCCGGTGGAACTGCGCTGATACACCGTAACCGCAAGTACGGTCGTGATGGGGTAGTTCATCGCCCGAAAAGGCGAAAGGTCAACCGCCCCCATATCGAGGATGTTGGCAGCGGCGGCGACGGGAGGCGTAATCCATGGCGATGTATAGACGGGGGTCGCTGTGGTGTCGCCCGCCCGCACCTGAATGCGTAGTTGCGTGAGGGTATTTACGGTCGTGAGGATCAGCATAATCCGCACCTTGACGGCTGCGTACGCATAGGCTTCGTTTGCTAGGATATTGGACGCCGTGGCAATACTGACGCCTGTTGTACTAGACGTACTATATGCCCCCGCCCCTGCGGTATCCGCGATCCGCTCAAGCACTGTGCCCATCCAGAGGCGTTGATAGGTGTTGGTCGCACCGCCGTTCCATTTGATGTTGAGTGGACTGCCCTCATTAATCATGTCCCCGCCGCCCGTGGTGTAAGCGCGGATTGTGCCGTTGGTCATGGTGACCGCGTTGATAAGGGTTTCTCCTGAAGATAAACGCCCCCCAAACGGCTTCTTGCGCCAGGTCACCACAGCACGTATCACAGCATGTCCCGCTGTAGTTAATCCCGCCTCATCGTTCAGAAAGCGATAGTCTTCTTGGACATCCGCCCCAAGGATCTCAAAATACACTGCATTACTTGCCCCATTCGGCTGTTCTGCAAGGATACACGGCGTAGTAAAAAGCGCTGTGTTCAGGATTTGACGGAGTTGGATCAACAGGAAAATAGCGTTATCATATGTTGTGGCCCTGCACTGAATCGTGATGGTTTCGGTCTGGTTGCCGTACGTGGTATACAGCGCGTTCGCGCCGTCGCTGATTGGCGCGCCACCACCATAAACCTCTTGACGTAGAGGCGCGAGGGGCGTATAGGGCACGCCCGCTGTCGAGTTCATCCCGATCTCATACGGCGATGTTGCGACGCTTGTCCAAGGCGATCCTGACCCTGTATATTCCCCGCCGCCTTCGATATAGTAGTTGACGCCGCCCGAAATGAGGCGTGATTGCTTTGCCATTATTTATGCATCCCTGTGCGTGCGTTGAGTTTCTGAATGACGAGATCGGCAAGTTGATTCATATTCATGCCTGGTGTCCCCACGACAGAACCAGGTTGAAAGTTAATAATGGTGTCGCCGCCCCGCGAAGCCCCCCCCAGCAGTGCGGCACTTTGCTGCGCCAGTCCTGCCGCCGCTGGCTGAATGTCGCCGAACGGCACCGCCGCCAGCTTGATCAGCGCCTCGCTCTGCGCCGCCAGTGCCTGCGTCGTAATCCCCAATGCCGCGATGTCGCCAGCCGGAATGGTGGCCGCCACCGCGCCCAATCGCTTGGCAACCGCCAGCGTTTGCAGTGTGCTCTTCTCAAAGGATGCGAGCGCTTTGGCGTCAAGCCCGTAGTCGCCCGACTTCAGCGCCTCAAAGAACAGCAAGCCATCCTTGAACGCACCGAACGTCGTGCCGACCGCCTCAGCGTAGCTCTTGCCCGCCGCGAGTCCGTCCGTGCTGTAGGTCGATGCCGCTTTGACCAGCCCGTCTGCGATGCGCTTGGCGTCCTTGGCGACGAGCGCGATCTGCGCATTGCTCGGGCTTTGATAGTCGGTGAACAGATCGCGGGTCAGCCCGCTCACGTCCTTGATCACGCCCACGCCCGCGCCGACCGTGCTCTCCCAGTCTTGGAGCGCCGTGCTCTGGGCCTCGGTGCTTGGCACGAGCTGCGACTGCACAATGCCGGTCACGCGCCGTGCATCGCTCGCCAGGCGCTGCACATCCGCCACCGCCAGCGGCGTGCTGGCGTTCTCGCGAATGGTTTTACTCAGGTCGGACACATCCTTGATCGTGCCGACCGCCGCGCCCTCGGCGTCGGCCCAATTCTGCATCGCTGTGGCTTGTGCCTCCGTCGTCGGCGTGAGCGTGCCGGTGACGATCGCGGTCACACGCCGGGCGTCGTTCGCCAGTTGGGTCACGCGCCGCAGATCGAGCGGCAGCGCCGCGTCCTCTTGGAGCGTCTTGCTGAGATCGCTTACATCTTTGATGACCGACACACCTGCGCCAACCGCATCGCTCCACGTTTGCAGCGCGTTCGCCTGGTCCTCAGTCGTCGGCGTGAGCGTCGCCTGCACAATCGCCGTGACGCGCTGCGCATCGGAGGCGAGCCGCTGCACCAGCGGCAGACTGATCGGCGCGCTGGCGTTGTCTTGCAAGGTCTTGCCGAGCTCCGATGTGGCCTTCACAATGTCGATCGAAGCCGACGCGGCGTCGTGATACAGCGTGAAGGCTTGCGCCTGTGCCTGGGTGAGCGGCAAAACGGTGCCCTGCACAATCGCCGTGACCTGATTGGCGTCGCGCGCGAGAGCCCGCACGGCGTCCAGATCCGGCGCGGGCAAGATCGCCTCCGACATCGCCTTACGGAGATCGGCCACGTCCTTGAGGATCGCCACGCTGGTACTCACGCCATCGGCAAAGCGCGACAACTGATCGCCCTGCGCTTCCGAGATCGGCACGAGCTGTGCTTGCACGATCCCAAGAAACAGTGCGGCGCGATTTGCCAGCCCCTCAATGAGCCCGACATTAAACGGCTGATCGTTCATCGCGTCCGACAGGTCGTGTCGCAGCCCGGCCACATCACCAAGAATCGAGATCGCATCCTTGGCGGCACTCACGTAGAGCGAGAACGCCTCGCTCTGCTTCTTCGTGGTCGGCACGAGGTTGCTTTGCACGATTTGCAAAAAAAGTGCGCCGCGTTGCGACAGTCCTTGGATGAGTCCGATGTTGAACGGCTGCTGATTGGCCGCCGCCTCCAGATCGCCGCGCAACTTGATCAGGTCAGAGAGCAGCGCGATCACATCTCGTTGCTGTTCAATCTGGCTTTTGATCGCGTCCGCTTGCTTGCTGGCGTTGACTTTCTTGGTGCCTTCGTTCGAGCCAACGGCGACCGGCGTGGTGTAGCCCCCGCCCGCGTCCAACACGCCACCACCGGCCATCTTGACCATGCCCGCCCCGACCGTGGTGGTGCCGCGCCCGCCGACCGGCGTGACGGTGACGATCTCGCGCCCGCCAGGATTGTCGCCGACCGTCAGCGTGGTTGGCCCATTGCTCATGAACGTGCCGCCACCGGCCGCCTTCGTGCCACCGCCTGAGGAACCCCCACCCCCAACACTGGTACTGCCCTGCTGATTGATATGCACCGTGACGGTCACGTCTTTCGGAATCGAATTAACCGCATCGCCGATCTTCTTCAGGTTGTTTGACCCTTGATCGCCGGCCGTGCCCGTCGCCTTGATGATACTATCGGACATCCGTTGCGCGTGTCCGATCGCCACGTTGGCGGCGTCTTGCGCCGACGCAATGATCTCGTCGTGCTCTTTCTCACGCTGTTGCTTCTTTAGGTCCGCGAGCACGTTCGCCTGCGCGACCTCGCGATCAGACTGCTCTTGGATTGCCTTCTGGGCCTCTTCATATTGCTTTTGGAGGGCGGCCTGTAGTTCGGGGTTCTTGCCCAGTTCGGCCTGCTTCTCGTAGTAGGCCTTATCGAGATCTTCCTGTTCTTGATTGGCCTTTTCGCGGATCTGAAGGATAGTCTCCGCGCTCTCCGCGTCACCCTCTTCGGCCTTCTTGCGCGCCTCTTCGGCGTTGGCTTCGGATCGTTTGCGTGCGTCCGCTTCGGCCCGCTCGCGATCGTTGAGCTTGCGCGCCTCATCAGGCGTGTGCTTGCCGAACAGGTCGAGGTCGTCAACCTCGTTGCTCACGCGGCGGTTGCCCGCCGTATTGGCGATGGAGTTCGCAAGCTTGCGCTTGTTTTCCAGTTGCTGTTCGGCGTACTTTTCGTCTAGATCCGCAAGCTTCTTGTCGCGATCGCGGACGATGGACTGGATCTTCTCGGAGGTATTGCCCTCCAGGGTTTCAAGCCGGTTGGCGGTTTTCGCGGCGCTGCCTGCACGCCCTGCCCCGCCCTTTTCTTGTGCCTGTATGAGCTTGGTTTGCGCGTTAATGGCTTCGACTGACTCGGCCCCGTATGTTTTGACCGCCGCGTCATATTGCTTTTGGAGTTCGGCTTTTTTGGCAGCCGTCGTGCCGGTCGCAATGATCTGCTGGCTTCGCGCGGTTTTGATAGCAGTGGCGTTGGCATCGGAGGCGGCGCGCATCTCGGTGGCATCACTCGAATCCCCCCGCCCCATGCGCCCTGCCGCGCGGTTGGCGGCGATGGTCGCACCCGCGCTCTTGATATTGGCCTGGTTATTGAAGGCGATCATGGCGTTGGTCGCCTCGTTCGCCCGCAGCCGCGCCTGAATAAGCTGTGCAAGCAGCGGATCAATCTTGCCTGCCATCACGAGCGCGGCCACGCCGCCCGCGTCGATATTCGGATTGAGCGCCATAAAGGCGGATACGGCAGCATTGGTCTCAGCCGTCAGCAACTGTGTCTTCAGCGCGACTTCCTGCTTGGCCGCGGCATCAGCCAGCGACACCTGGACGGATTGCTCGGTCACGGAGGTCACGGCAAGGTACTCAGCCGCGTGCGCCTGGAGGGCAGCAGTAGCCGTGTTCGTTGCTGTTGTGCCGTCGTTGATGGCGGTTGACGTGGCGACGACCGCACCCGCAAGCTCCCATGATCCGCCCGATGCAGTTGCCTGTGCCGTGTTGAACGCGTAGGTACCGTCCGCTAAGGCAACGACGGTACTTCCCAACTGATCGAGTCCATCGATCAGTTGCTCCGTCGCCTCAAAGGTTTGATTGGCTTGGCTTGCCATCTGCCCCAGGCCGCCCGCAATAAAAGAGCCGAAACTGTTCTTGGCGTTCTCGACATTGGTTTGCAGGCGGGCGATTTGGGTCGCGTTCGTTTCTGCCGCGCCGCCCGTTTTGGCAATGATGTCGGTGCCCGCTGCCATCACGGCGTTGAGCGTGGCCTGCTGTTGCTCCGTCCGCGAGAGCTGATCGGGCGTTTTGCCGATTGATTTCGCGTACGTTTCAAAGGCCCCGGCTGCATCCAGCGTGATCTTGGCGTTGTCGATAATTTGGGGCGACCCGCGCGCGATACCCTTGACCAGCGAGTCGAACACGAAGCCGATGTCGTCACCGCTCGCCTGCGCACTCGCACGCGCGATCTCCAGCAGGCGCGGCAGTTCTTTGGCCAGTGTGCCGCCGGTCAAGAGGATGCCCGAGTTCGCGGATTGGATCAGATCGGCATCCGACACGGTGCCCTGTGCCGCCGCCCGTAGGCTGGTCAGCAGCGCGTCACCCGTCGTGTGGGCCGACACTGCGAGGCTGTCGAATGACTTGCGCGTCGCGTCGATCTTTGATGACGCGACGCCAAGATCAATCGCTGCCTGAAAACCTTTCACTGCCGCTGTGGCCACCGCCGCCGGACCGACGACCCCCATTAAGCTAGATTTGACCTGATCGATCGCCGCTGTGCCGAAGGAGTCAAGGGTGCGAGGGAGCGCCGGGCCAAGCCCGCCATCTCTGAGGCCTTTTTGCGCCTGCACCAGCCGTTCAGCGTCCTTGATGGCCTGAAGCTCCAGCTGATCAATTTGCTTGAGGGTGGCGGCAGCCTGACCAGGCGGGAGCGCGGTCATCGTTTGAAGCGCAGTCTGGAGTCGCTTCGCGCCGGCCGTGGGTTGCCCCATCGCCGCGTCCAGGCGTGCGAGGTTCTGCGCGGTGGTGAGTGCCGAGCGCGCGGCTGCCTGCTGGGTTTTATCCAGCTGATCAAAGGCCTGAACCGCTGTCTTGACCGCAGCCGTGTCAGTCTTCGTGCGGATCGTGATGTTGGATGTGCGATCGGGCATTAGGCGCGCCCCTCAATCAGCGCGATCAGCGCGTCTTCCATATCGGTCGCGGTCTGGTCGATGATCGCCTGCCCCTCGCTGATCGTGCGGCCTGCGAAGTCGTGCGCCGCCCCGCGATCGGCCTCAATGTCGGCGTAGATGCGCGAGGACGTGACGCGCGCCTCAAACGTCCCGCTGCTCACATCAAACGGGCCCTCCACGAAAAGCGAGTCGCGCAAGTTGCCTTTTTTCACATGTACGACCGACCGCGCCACGCGCAGCAGCCCGCGCGCGCCCCGCACGTTGATGGCGCGCAGCTTCGCGCCAGCCTTCTGGTCAACGGAACGCAGATCGGCAATGAGCGCAGGTAGATCAGACAGATACTCGGTGTCAAGCGCCATATTTGCTCAGATCCATGCCGGTCGATCCGGCGGTTGTTTGCTGCATATCGGCGATGGCCCGCTCAATCACGTTGTGCGCGGCTAAGGTCAGGTACTCGCGCTCCATCAGGATCGGCGTAATCTCCGATGGCAGACGATGCAACTGTTTGATGCACATAGATACAAACCAGTACTCATCGGTCGCCTCGCGCGCAAACAGTTCGGCATCCGTCAGGTCGTCGTCGGTGCGCTCCAGCAATTCCAGCGCCCGCCGCCTGACGGCGTTTTCCTCAATCCCGTCGAGGGGGTCAATGCCTTCATCGCGGGTTAGCTCGATAACCTTTTTTTTAGTGCCTCATCCACATGTCCGCTGAACGCGCGGATCTCTGCCGCCACCATCGCGACATCCGCCCACAGCCCATCACGATCGGGGAAGTCCAGCACAGCGGTTTCGCTCCAGATAGGCGTGCCATCGTCGCCGATCACGCCAGTTGCGAAGCACGCCACGTCCCACGCGGCGATGTTGACCAGGCCGGGATCGGGCGCGTCGGGGGCAAGGTCGGGCGGGCGCGGCACCGCAGCGTACGCGGTCGTAGAGCGCCACTGGGCGCGGCTCAGTTCGCGGATGGTGAGCGCGCCGCCGAACGATTCGGCGATGACCTCTTTGGTCTGCGGCGCAATCGCTGCCAAGATTTCGTCTTTGGTGCGTGGCATGTATGAACGATCCCTTCATTCGCCCGAACAAAAACCGTGCGGCAGGGGATCGGGATCTTCCCTCTTCGGCGCGTCCGCCTAGCCGCACGTTCACCCCTTACAGCGCCACGCCCGCCTTGATGATCGCCACATCAGCGTTGGCCAGCACCATCGTGTACGACTCTTCCACGGTCTTCCCAAGGTCCATGTCGAGCCCGTCCATGCCCAGATAGCACTGACCACGGATGTAGTTCAGCGTGTCGGCCTTGTCGGGGTAGGCCATGAAATACTCGCTGATGCGATTGAGCGCCATCGCCATCAGGGTGGAGTTCGTGGTTTGGTACCACGCCGTCAGCTTGGCCTTGAAGTCCGATAGGCCGGGAATGTAGCTCTTGAACTGATCGCCGTGTGAGGTGTCCTCGCTGAAATCCGTGGTCAGCGACGGGTTGAAGCCGTGTGTCTTACTGACCAGCACATACGTGCCGCCCAGCGTGTTACAGAGATACAGGCCAGCGTTTCGGGTATTTTTGGTCGCCATCGGTGTCTAGCCTCCTGTGGTGTGGTAGCTGGAACGTCCAGCTAGTCCATAATGGTTTCGAGGATATACTTCGCCCGCAGCCCCCAGTGATGTGGCTGTACGGCCTCGTGTTGCGCCTGCTGCGCTCGCTCACGTGCGTCGTCGTGCGTCAGCCAGTAGCGCAGCTCACGCCGTAAGCTCGCGCTGTCCCACGCGCGGAAGGTGGCCGCGCTGTCGCCGTAGACATCACGCACCTCGGGCCGCTCATCATCGATCAGCATGAAGCCGCCGACCGCCGGGATCTCATACGCACGCGGGCCGAGGCTTTCCGATCCGGCGCTCACGACCTCGCCGCCCTCGATCGTGCCCATCTGCCGGTGCAAATTAAGTGCAACCTTGGCCGAGCGATGCCAGGCGCTAGTGTGGTCGTTTGGAATGGCTCCCTCCGTCCAGCGGTCGCCGCGCGCGAAGTCGGATGCGCCGTGCTCGGCATCCAAGTCCAGCCCCCAGAGCGTGCCGTGAATGGTGTGGTTGATGCCCGTCCAATCCACGCCCGCAAGCAGTCGCTTGCGCTCGGGGAAGCCACCGCCGACGAAGGTCACATCACATGCCTTATCAGGATCGGTGGCGCACAGTTGGTGCGTCACAGGGTTCCATGCGTGCGGCAGATAGAACGCGCGGGTGAGATCGGCGAAGCGCGCCACACTGGTGCGCTCATTGGTGAACCAATGACTATAGGCAGGCGCGATGGCGCGCTCGTGTGTGTCAAAGTAGGGCGACTCGGTACCGAAGCACACAACCGGGATGTTCAGCTTACGCAGCACCTCGACGCGGCTGGGTGGGAACATGAGGCCGTTCACCACAATGACCGCATCCACGGCGTTGTCGAGCGCGACCGTGACGGCATCCGCGCTGGCGACGAACATGCAGAACTCGTGCATGCGCTGCGCCTCGGCGTCGGTGAATGTTTCGTGCTTAATGGCCGCGTTTGCCATCGCCGTGAAGGGCCGCAGCATCTCGCCCCACGCGAACGGCACGACCTCCACGCCCGCCCACGTGAGGCCGGCGCACATGCCGTCGAACACGTCGGAGGTGCTGTGATTTTGTCCTGGGTGGATGACCATTACCTTTGTCACGATGCCTTGTCCCTTAGTAGAGTAACCATGTCGCGAAACTCTGGGTCGGATGCCATTTCTTGTGTTAGCTCTTTTGCAAGAAGGATGCAGTACTGTGCCTTTTCCACAATCGCCGCCAATGCCTCCACAAACTGCACATTAACGAGATCGGTGCGGGGACTGTCGCCACTCGCGTTGTCATGCGCCTGTTCATATTCCGCGATGAGATGCTTTAATGTTTCTGTGAGTGGCGTACTCATCCGTCGATCTCCCCATCGGGTGCGTCGCTCTCACACAGCACCGTCAGTTGTATCCGCTGCGCAAAGTGCGAGGCATCGGCGAGACCTGGCCCGTTCGTGCCGGTCGCCGTGCGCCGGATCATGAGCGGCGGCGTGGTACTGGAGATCTGCATCGACCGCACACCTGTTGCATTATTGAGGCGCCGATACGGCCGCAGATAGTCCTTGACCGCCTCGGTCAGTGTCTTCAGCCCCTGTTTCAACGCCGCATCGCCCGCTGCGCCCGTGCTGCGCTTCTGACAAATCCACAGGCTGATCGTGTGTTGCTCCTGGTACTCATCATGTGCGCCGTAGTCGTTGATCTCGACCGCCTCGATCGTATCGTCGCCCATCTCCACGAACGCCGATGTCGGCGCGGTATCGATGATCGTCCAATCATCGACGACGCTGTTCGCCACCGTGAACGTCGCGCCCGCGTTGTAGGCGCGCAGCAGGGTCAGGACGGCGGCTTCGGCGGTGAGGTAGGTGGTCATCGCCGCACACTCACGGTAAACCACAGTGCCCGCACGTTCATGGTCAGCGCCATATCCGGCTGCTCTTTCGGGCTGGACGCTAATGCCGTAAACGTGTTCGCCAGCCAATCGTGTGGATAACACGCCATAATCAGCGGCACCAGGCCATTCAGCCGCCGATAGCCATACAGCGGGCTATCGATCAACCACCAACCGAACGGCAGATCGTAGGCATCGCCCGGCGTCGGCTCAATCGCGCCGCCCTCAAAGGCGATCAGTGGCGCGGTCGGCAACGCGCCCTTCAGCTTCAGCACATCGATCACGCTGGGCGCTCCGCCGAGCGCGGCCCGCAGACTCGCGCCCGCGCCGTCCGTCGCAAGGCGCGCATAGGCGGCCGCGTAGATCGCTTGTGGGTCGGGGGCGGACATAGCCACTCCTGTGCATTGTGATAGGTCAGCGCCTCATTCACGAATTGAAACGCATCCGGCTTCGCGCGATACAGCGTGTTCAGCCACTCGCCATCCGCGCACGTGCCGACCGGCCATGGAAACTCTTGCGCGAACCAATGCCACAGCACGACTTGCCCGCCGTCCACGCCGCCCGGGCGCATGTTCTGCGGCTGCGCGCGTAGCAGACCGTGTGCAACCTCGGGGTACTGGCAATCGAACACGAACGCGCCGACATCCGACGATGCGCCATCGACCAGTTCGCCGAGGCGCTTCGGCAGATCGGGATGCAGCAGATTGTCGTCGTCTAGCCACATCACCCAGCCATCGCGCACGCCCTTCATCAGATCGGTCGCCCAGGCCGACCGGCGCTCGTTGATCGGCTCCGGCTCATACGGGTAGTAGGCGATGACATGCCGAATCTCCCAGCCGTGCGGCGTTGTGGCGCGCTGGATGGACTCAGCGGTACGGATGGCCCCCTCGGGGCGCACGGTGGCGGTCAGGAGGGTGAGCAGTTCGTTATTGCGGATCATATCCGCCTCCCGCGCACGCCCGCGATCGTCGCCCCCGCAGGCACGTCCTGATCGACCAAGGCCCCTGCGCCAATCGTCGCGCCGTCGCCAATCCACACGCCTGGCAACAGGACGGCCCCGGCGCCAATCAGGACATCATTGCCGATCGTCGGCGGCTGCAAGCGCCCCTCCGCAAACGGCAGACGCGGCGCGGGATCGTTTGCCATCGTGACATTTGGCCCGATGAAGCAGCGCGCGCCGATGATTGCCTTGCCCGTGATGTGAGCGCCGTCCATGATGACCGTCCCCGCGCCGATGTGCGCCTCATAGGAGATGGTGACCAGGCGCCCGATCCGCACGCCCGCCTCCAGCACACAGCCGACGTAGATATTCGACCCATCCCCGATCAGGCAGCCGTCGCCGAGCACACAGCCAGCGTAGATGACCGCGCCATGTCCGATGTGGACATCCGCGCCGATCGATGCATCAGGCCACTCGGCGATCGGACGGCTGGTGTAGCCGAGTGCGGGGCGGGCGTTGATCATGCGGGCACCTGTGTCAGATCGGCCGGAATGAGCTGAAAGCCCTGGCTCGTGTCAGGCTGCCCCGTCACGATGAAGGCGATGGTTCCATTGGTATACACATCGTTGACCAGAATATCCACATCGATTGCCGCCACGCCCCAGTAGGGCGATGCGAAGATCGGCACGGCGGGCTGCGCGGTCATCTGCTTGACCATGCCGTTTTCCAAAAACGCAATCGTGCGACTACTGAGTGTGCTGATCGTCGGCGCGGTGGCGGGAGTGCCGCCCGTCGCCCGTCGCCCGGTCCATGCGCTGCCGCCGGTGCCAAACGCACGCCCGATGCGTAGGGCAGCGCGGTAGAGTGTCCGTTGTGTGCTGGTCATTGGCTCAGCCATCCCAGTCGCGCATAGGCGGCTGCGCGTTGCATCGTGTACGTTGGCGCACCGCTGACGCTCTTGCCAATCGAGAAGGTCAAGCCCGACACGGATTCGCCTGTGCCGCTCGTGGCGGGTTGCTCCACGCCGATCCGTACCAGCTCCGTCAGCACGCTCTTGCGCAACACCGTGTCATCCGCAGGCACATACACGACCGTTGCCCGATAGCCCCAATGCCCCGCGCCGTTTGGCCCGGTCGGCACACGCTGAATACGCCCCTCCTCATTCCAGATCAGATAGTCGCCCGCGACCAGTGTGACCGGCGCGGTATCGCCCAAAAACAGGTATTCAGTGATGCTCGTCACGCTCACGATCGCCCGCTTCAGATACAGGCTCGCCACCCGCCGCCCCGACACGGTTTCGGTTTGCGGGCCGGGATAGTTCGGCCCAAAGCGCCGCACCAGCTCAGCCTCCTCTGCGTCGATCACGCTTTGCAGCGCGGCGTCAGTCAGATCAAGGCCAATGCCAAGCGCCTGAAGGTCGGCGGGCGTGAGCAGGCTCATTAGTTCCCCCGGCGATGCAGCAGAGCGGTCACGTTAATGGTGCCGGTACCATAGGTCGAGATGCGCGCGCGAATAAGCGCCAGCCCCGAGCAATCCAGCAGGAAAAGCCCATCCGCCGTTGTGGTCAACGCCAGCGTGCCCGTGGTCGTCGGGGCCAGCCGAATGCCGACCCAGTTCGTGCCGTCGATCGAGGCTTCCCACGTGATCGTGTCGCCGTTGACGCCCTGCACCTGGAAGCCCGCCGCGTCGTAATTTGACACATCGGCAGCGACGCCGTTGCCCAACGCAACGGCGGCCGCCTGCATCGTGACGCGCTGGCTGCTCACTGCGCGCCTGACTGCGCCGCCTTCGCAGCGTCGGCCTTGGCCTTGTCCGCAGCCGCCTTATCGGCCCTGGCTTTCTCTTTTGCCGCATCAGCCGCAGCCTTCTCGTCAACCTTGGCCTGCTCTGCCGCCGCGTCGTGCGCGGTCTCCTCATCGGCTTGGCGCACGACATGCGGGTCGCTGTCGCCGCGCTGGTCCTCAGTTGCTTGGCGAGTATCGCCCTGCAATGCCACGATCTGCGGCACGCGGTCGGCGATCTGTTTTGCCGTGCGCTGGTCGTCGCCGGCGTAGTACTTCGTAGCCTGCTCGGCAACTTCGTCGTCCGACAGCGGGAACGCCTTGGCCGCGCCAGCCTCGATCAGCTGATCGGCCACGCCCTGATCGACATGGATGACCTGCCCCTTGGTGTAGGACTCTTCGCCCTTATCGCCGCGATGGTCGCGGAGGAATCGAACGCGCATAGGGATGCTCCTCTCTGAAAACAAACGCCAGCAGATACTAGGCGGGCTAGCCCAGCACAATGAACTCGATTTCGACGTACGCTTGACCGGCGGCAGTAGAAGCAACGCCCGTATGGCGCACACTAATCATGGTGTTCGCTGCCATGCTTGTCGCTGCCGCCTTCAACGTCATCGCAGTAACAGCTCCGACCGTTTTGGCGTTTTCATAGTTTGTCGCCGCTACAAGCTCAGCACCGCCAACCGTCGTGCCGACCTGCGCCGTGCCCGCTGCGACCGTGCCCGCCGTCGCGTCCACATACACGATGCGCGCCGATTTGATGCTAATTGGCTGCGACACGTACAGCAAAACGTCATCGATCGTGGTGCCTGAACCATTATCCAGATTGAACCACACCGACTTAACCACCTGTCGGCGCATGTCCCCGCGTGGAATGTACAGATCGCTCATGAGGTATCTCCACAGGAGGGGCCGGTATGCCCCTCCTGATCTTTACACGCTACCGACTAAACCCCCACGTTGTAGGCTTCGGCGCTCGCCTCAGTGTCGCGCTGTGCCAAGCCCACGCGGGCGGTGGCGACGATCTGCATGGCGTCGGCGTCGGGGAAGTCTTGGATCTTCATGGTCATGCGGCGCTTGTAGCCGAGCAACCACTGATCGAAGCGCACGGCCAGAAACGCGCCGGTCGTGTTGTTCGCGGGGGTGGTGCGATCGACCTTTCCCGCTGTGTTTGCCTTGCGGACCGCGCTCTGAAAGTGCATGAAGGCCGACACGTACACGGGATAGCCCCAGATCGAGGTCAGCACGCCGCTTTCGATCGTGGCGTTACTGAACACGTCCTTGGTCTTCACGCTCGCCAGCTCCAGGGATTTCCAGCCGACGTTCAGATCGAGGATGAACGCCACCTTGGTTCGGTCGAGGGCGTTCAGGCCCGCCGCGCCCATCAGCTTGATAATCGCCAGGAAGGTGCCGTCCGTCAGCGTGCCGCCCGCGTCGAGCTTGTTCGCGACGGTCGTCACGAGTGGCGACTTGCGAAAGCCGTTGAACAGCAAGAACAGGTCGGTCGCGGCGGGCGTGCCGCCGATGTCATTGATGTTCGTGGTGGCGCTGGCGTCGGTGTCGCCGTCGATCACGGTCGCCTCCAGGTTCTCCGCGCCGGATGTCTCCAGTTGCTGGCGCAACTGCGCGGCCCACGGCACGAAGCTATCTTCCTCAAGCTCGCCTGAGTAGATCACCCGCGCGGCCATCTTCGCAACCGTCAGCGTGCGGTTGTCGGTGGCAAGCTTGGAGCTTGGGATCGTCGCATCGGGCCGCAGCGTGGTCGCGTTGGTGCCGGTCGTCTGCGCGACCTTGTACCACGTCGGATCGGCCGCCTCCAAGGGAATGATGATCGACTCGCTGCCTTGTGGCACTTCGATGGTCGGGATGCGGGCCACGATGTCCGACCCAGCGCGGATGCGCGGCCAGATGCGACGCGAGTACTCCACGCCGACCCACTCATCGCCGAAGCCGGCCTGTGTGCTGTAATCCAGCTCGTTGGCCTTCATGGCGTTGGTGACATCGGCGGGGTCGATGCCGGCCGCTTTGAGGTCGCGGCGCGCCTCGTCGCCCATCTCGCTCTTGTCCTCGGCGATGCGTAGCGCAAGGGCCTTGAGCAGATCCTGGCTCACGCCAAACTCGCTCTTCTGCTGGCGCTTGGCCGTGTCGAGTACGCCCGCCGCAAAGGCCAGATCTTCCACGCCCAGACCGTCGAACTTCGCGGTGCTGGTGTAGTGCATCTGCGCGGGGGCTTGGCCGGGCGTGATGCCGCCCTGTGGCTGTCCAGCGTCGGCGACCGGCAGGCGACGACCGCGCGCCAGTTCTTTAGCCTGCATTTTGAGGGCGTTGGTCACGGCCTCATCGATCTTGGCCTGCTCGGCAGCGATGCGATCGGCATCGGCCTGACGCTGATCATCGATCTCTTTTTGTGCCGACAGCAGCGTGTCGCGCACCATGGTCTGGAGCTCTTCGGGTGTCATGTCGTCCTCGTGGTGTGTGTGCCGAGCAGCGCGCCGACCACCTGTGCGGTGATGATACGCGCCGCCTCGTCGGGCGAAATATCAGCTATGTCCGCTGCCGGATCGCCCGCGCTCACCCCATCGCCTGGGGTCTCTGGCGGCGCACCGTGTGCGGTGAGTATCGTGGCCGGAAGGTCTAAGCCTTCCGAAAGGTAGAGGGCTTTCAGGACCGGCGCGGCCACGCTGTGGAGATTGGCCGGCGCGCGGTTGGGGGCATAGTCCCATGCCGAGATTTCGGCCAGCGGCCAGTAGGTCAGCTCACCATCCGGCTGCTTGCGAATGAGATGCCCGATCGTGCCGGGCGACACGACGCACGCGCTCTTTTGCGCGCTGTCCCATTGCAGATCGGCGAACTTGGTGTTCTTGAGCTTGTAGGTGAGGTAGTGCCCGTCCGTGCCCACGCGGCGGCTGACAAACGCGCCGGTCACCGCAGGCTTGCCCATCTTCTTACCGTTGGCGTCGAAGCCGTGATAGTAGAGCAGCGGCGGCGCGGGGAAATTGTCGGGGTCAAAATCGGTGCGCGGGCTGAAGTACTCGTTATGCGAATCCTTGCCCGCCTTGTGCCCGTAGTAGCTGACCTTGACTTCTAGGAGGCGCTCACCAACCGCCTTCATGCTGGCGTAGGGGGCGGCTGTGCTGGCGTCACTGTCAAGTACGCCCGCTTTTGCGCCGTTCGCACTGATCGGCTGCCACACTTCCTCGACCTGCACCCAGCTATCGCGTGCGGCCAGCGTCACCGCCCCGGTTGCATCCATGCTATAGTCGGCGCGGTAGTACGCCTCAGGCTGCCCACTCTGACAGACCTCGATCACCACGTAGGTATCGAAGGTTTCTTCGATGCAGCAGTAGCCATCCATCGGCATGACTGCCGTGCTGTACACCGCGCGTGCGACGACCTCTAACTGATCGTTGAGCGACATGTCGGCCTTGGCACTCGGATCGGCGTTCCCGACCAGGGCGTCGGCGTGCTCTTTGATCGCGCGGATGCGGGCCATGTTTGCGCGGCTGATCTTCTTGCCTGCCATAGGGATAAGCTCCATTTTTGAGCAAACAAAAAGGCCCATCCGCGTATGCGGTGGGCCGGTGGCCTAGGAAGGCTCACAGGTTACGTATATGTACTTCAGGAGTAGTATAGCACAAACGTCAAGAATCGGTATTATCTACGCGGTTGATACTCACTAGGTTGAATAGTCAACGCACCACGCATGCGCAATTCGTCATCAACCATCGCGACAAGCTGAAGGAGGAGGCGTCGTATTAGTTGTAGCTTCGCGATCGTCATGGTGCTACCCCTCCTCAAACGCCGCGCGCACGTCCGCTGCCGACGATGCCCGCTTCAGGCTCGCGCGGATCTGCATCGCGTCGTCATCACTCAGATAGTCGGGATCGAACACCACATCAGCGGGCAACCGCCCCGCCGCCATGCCCTTGATCACCTTGCGTTCCCAACGCTCGCGGTCAAGCCGCTTCTGCGCCGTGGCAAGCGCATCGGGCGCGGGCGGCTGCTGTCCCAGTTGCAACGGGGCGGGTGGTGGTGGCTTGTCGGCGGGGTTGCGCGTGTCGGTCATGCCCTGCCCAATCTCCGCCGGCAGCAGCGCGCCACGATCGTCGCCGAGCGCCTTGTCCTGATAGTACTTCTTGCGCACCTCATCGACCGTGTGCGTCTTGCTGTACTCGGCCTGCTCTTTTAGCTCAATCTCCGTATCGACCCGCCGCACGTCCTCAAATGCACCGACGAGCCCGCCGCCGTAGGCCGGCAACAGCTTCTGGGTAATCTTCTTGCCGATCGAGAACGTCTGCGGGTAGACCGCCATGCTCAGAAACGTATCCTTACCCGCCGTGCTGTTCGCCTCGGTCGCGTTGATCGCGAGCACACTCGCCAGTCCGGGCGCAAGCCGCGCAAAGATCTCTTCCATCGTGAAACGGCGCTGCTCTAGGTATTGAATCTCGACCTGCGTGAGTTGCGTCGTAATCCACTGCACACCACCCGCCCCCACGCCACGCAGGCGCATCACACGATTGTTTTTCGTGCCACCATGTTGCTCGCTCCAGTCGGCCGCGATGCGCTTCCAGCGGGGGTCATCGATCGCCTCCGCAAAGGCCAGGATACCCGCACCTTTCACATTGTCTTTGCCGTAGAAATTCGCGTTAAACTGCTGGGCCGCAAGATCGCCGGTCGAGTCGATGGCGAGCGCCTGCACGGCCGACAGCCCCACATACTGGTTGAGCGGGTTGAACGTCTTGAAGTGGACGACCTCCCACGGCTCTAGGGGGATGGGCGTGCTATAGCCGGCGTGGTAGAGGTACCCGCGCACGCTCATATCGCCCGCCGGGATGGGCTGGATCTTGTTGCTGGGGATAATCCAGATCTCATCCGGCGGCGCATCTTCGCTCGCGCGATTGAGCCACCAATAGCAGTTGCCGGTGATGCGCTTCCAGCTGACCGTTGCCTCGAAAAACTCACTCTGATCCTGCTCGGCGTTGGGATGCTCCAACAACATTTCGAATGGATGATCCTCGATCGCCGATAGCCCCGACCGCGTGCGCTGCGACACGCTGAATGGTGTCGAAGCGACGGCCTCGCTGACCATGCTGACCGCGATCTGAATCCAGCTCAGATTGGCGTACAGCGTGCTTTGTCGCTCGGCAATTGACGGGTCAGGAATATCCCAGCGCTCGCTCATGGAGTTGGCGCGCAGCCGACCGGGCGGGCGTGCGGGCGGGCCGACCTTTGCACCAGAGAGGACAGCGGCGCGCGATTGGATGCGATCAAACAGGGGCATATGTACACTCACTCATCGCTCTCGACCTCCACATACACGATCTGCGGCTCCACGCGCCCGCGCCCGAGCTGATAGCCCCGCACAACCGCCTCAATCATCACGCCGACCACGTAGCCGATGGCCAGCGGTATCCACGAGAGCACTTCGGCGATGAGTGCCACGAGGAGCAGCGCCCATCGGCGCGCGCGGCTCATGGCAGGAAGTCCACGAGATCCGCGCCGGAGGGCAGTCCAAGTACCTCACGCGCCCGCTGGCGGGCCATGCTCAGGCACACCGCAAGGTCAATCTTCAGCGCGTACGTGCGCTTCACAATGCGCAGCTTGCGGCTCTCGCTATCCACCTTGCGGTTGGCGTTGCTGAGGTGTGCCCGTAGCGCTGCGTTGCCATCGTGCGCGGTCATCCGCGTCGTGATCTCGTCGTACAGCCCTTTATCCGCCACCAGTCGATCCGGTCCCTGGTGGAACGGCTCACACGGTGCCGGGAACGCGGGAAACACCAGCGGGTGTGCTTTTGCCGTGTCGGCGGCGCGATACAGCGTGGCGGGCTTCTTCAGGCGCATGATCAGTTGCCCAAGCAGGAACGGGTCGTACGCCAGTTGACTGATCGCATGCGCCTGCCCCAGTTCGCGCAGGTCAATCTCGATCTCGTTGAAGTCAAGTGGCGCGCCCTTGCTCGGCACATACGGGCGCACGTAGCGCACCGCCAGCCGTGCGGCGTCGGCCGGGTGCGCGGATACCATGAGACTGGCAAAGGTATCGTTGCTCTCCGCGCCATCCAGCGCCAGCACGCAGGGCGTGTGCCCATTGAGCGGCGGCAACAGCTCTTGGCAGGCATCCCAGAGTGCGATATCCGGCAGGAAGGTATCGACCTCGGTCGCCTCGAAGGCTTCGTCTGCGGTGGCGGGGTACTCCTGCTTCATCAGCGAGCTATCGACCGCATCCGCCTCGACCGCCGCATACCATGCCGCATCACGTCCGGGGCGGGATTGCCAGGGCAGAAAGCGGAACGCGAAGCGGCTTGCGCCGGCGATGGCACGCTGACACAGGTCGTAGAAGAGATTCGTCTTGCCCTTCGCCGTGCTCAGGATAATCATCGCACCGCCGCCATCCACCGTGGGCTTGACCGCCGTATAGAGTGACCGTGCCCAGCGGTTCTTAGCAAACTCATCGAGCACCACGAGCGAGGCGGTGTAGCTCGACCCCGCATCCTGGCTGGTGGGTAGGCTCTGCACGTGCGACCCGTTCGCCCACGCCATGTCGGTCGTGTTCTCCTTCACCAGCGCCGGCAGCGTGGCGCGCAACTTGTCGGAGAGTCGCCAGTACATCACGTTTACCCGCCGCAGCAACTCATTCGCTTCAACCTGTCCAATCGAGAACATCAGCACGACGCGGCCAGGGCGATACAGACACAGCCACAGCACGTAAGCGCACACCAGCCACGAGATGCCGAGCTGGCGGGCCTTCAGGATGAACAGCAGGCGCTCACTCACGATATCGGCCAGCAGGTCGCGTTGCGCGTCCCACATGTGAAACGGCATGGTCGCAAGGGCGTCGCTGTCCTGATCCGGCTGCGCATCGTCAATGATGACCTCGTGCTGAATGAACGCGGCCACATCATTGACGTACGGAGACGGCGGCGGCTGTGTCACCGCCCGCGCCCGCGCCGCTAACGCCGGGTCGGCCTCAAGGCGCTGCTTGGCCAGCTGCGACAGCAACGACCCGCGCGTATTCGTCTTCGGATAAGGTTTGCTTGAGAGCGTCAAGGAATTTCTCGATTTCCTGATGGCTGATGTCGATCTTCTCCACGAACAGCCCGTGGTGCTTGCCGATCAGCGCGAGCGCCGCTTGGGCGTCGTACAGTTCGACCGTGACCTTCTCCTCCGTGACCTCTTTGATCGTGCGCTTGCTGACTGTCACCTTGTGCAGCAGGTTCAGCGGCTTGTCGTCGCCCAGATCGAAGCCGTGCAGCTCGCCATCAGGGCTACGGCGCATGAACGGCGCGATCGAGCCGCGCGCGTGCTCCGAGAGGCGGACCAGCACCTCATCGGCGCTCATCTTCAGCTTGGTCAGACGGGCTTGGATGGCTTCTTGAACGTTAACTTCTGTTAACATCCGCGACGCCTGCTCTTTGGCGGTCTTCTCCGAGTAGCCCGCGAGCCGCGCGGCCTCTGCGCCATTCCAGGTCGTCAGGTAGTGCTCGATGAAGGCTAGTTGTTTTGTTGAGAGTGTCACGTCAGATCTATACTCACTTGCGATGTCTCGTCATCCGGCCAAGGCACTATCGGAGGCTGTCCGCGCTTTGCTCTCTCACAGTTGCGAATATGCAACATATCTTTTCGATGCCAGAAGCACCCCACGATTATGCCGCACACGCCGCACTCAATCGGACTGTTGGTGTCGCGCCCGTGAACCTCCATGCAGGTCGCGCAGATCGGCTGTTCAGTCATCGGTACCGCCTCCAAAGCTCAATCCCGACCGCCAGCCACCACGCGCCAGCCCACAGCGCCGACCACGCCAGCAGTGCGAGCCAGCGCCAGCCGCCGCGTCTCATTGGGCAAACACCGACACACCAGGGTCGTTGTAAAGCGTGTAGGTCTCTCCCTTGGGGGATGTTGTACTCGTGCAGGTCACGATGATCGGACCCCACATCGGTGGGGCGATCGGTACCCATCGTGTGGGATACACCCAATATGGCGGCTCACCCGTAGGCGGATACAGCGGCTCGCACGGCACAGCGGCGGGGCTGCACTGCACGCATTTCTGCACAGTCGGTGCCCATACCGTGCTGCACACTGGGCACTGCCATCCTAGGTTCGGTGTTTTTGCATTCATTGAATCCCCACCATCACAACACCACGTTCGGCCACTGCGTCCCGTGGATCGCGCGGGCCTCGGTCAGCGTGCCAGCCATCAAACGCTCGACAAAATCCTGCGCGTCGGACAGGGCGCGGAAGTCAGGCCAGCAGTGCAGCCCCACCCCTTCACGTTCGAAGGAGATAAACACGCCATAGTGCCCGGTTCCATCCGCGTTCCAGGATACCGTTCCCTCGCGGGTGACAATATCCTCATTGGTCACACGACTCACGCCATCACACATGCGGATCTGCATCCACCACCACACATCCACGCGGCGGGGCTGGGTCCATCTCAGGGTGGCGCTTTTCTCAATGCGCGGCGTCTCACTCACGGCATTGCTCCATAGATCAGTTTCGCCAGCGCGAACACGACCACGAACAGCAGCGCCAGCAGTGCGATCGTGGAGAGGCGCGGGCGGGTCATGAGAACCACCACACATATACCACACGCGCCGCCACTAACAGGACCGCCACGAAGATAAGGATTAAAAGCCAGCGTATCCCGCCAAAGCTCCGTGCGACCTGTTCATTCGTTGCTTCAAGTGCGGTATCGAAGCCGGTCATCCGCTCGTCGTGCTCTTCCTGGCGCTCTTTTCGGACGGTCAGTTCTTGTGTGTGCCGTTCCTCTGCGGTCGCCTCAATTCGCACCACCTGCTCAGCGATAGAATCGATTTTCTCTGTCGTTTGTGTCCGCCACTCAAGGGCTACCGCTTGCGACTGTTTCACTGCTGTCACTTCGTCGCGCATCATCGCGACATCTTGCAGGGCATTGAGCGTCGTCTGAAAGAGAAAGTAATCATCTTCGGCACGACGTTTAATCAATCCGGATATTTCGTCAGGAAGCTCCGGTTCAAGCACGAGCTTGAGCGCGCGAATCTTCTTCCGGATTGTCTCCGCGTCCAACACGACATAGGGCGGCGTGTCGTCCCCTTGCCGCTCAATCTGCAACTCACGAATACGGAGGGTTTGCTCATTGATCGCAAGGAGGTTATGTGCATGCGCGATCTCCTCGTCACTGAGCGCCATCGCCCGTTTCTCCGACCGACCGCGCCTGCAACGTCTCGACATCGGCGCGGAGCACTGTCACGGCATCCCAGATCTGGCGCTCCTGAGCTTCGCGTTGCCCCTGGTCCTGCGCCATGTCGTAGCGAATCGCGTCGATCGCCTCATTAAATTGCACCTGCATCTGCCCGAATGTGATGCCCCAGTTGTTATTCTGCTGGTTCAACTGGGTCTCAAACTGACTCGCCAGCAGTTCCAGCTGGGTGCGCAGCTCGGGGTCGCTCACCTGCGCCGCGATAGTTCGGATCGTCGTTGAAGGGTTCACAATGCCTCATAAGGTGCTCGTGGAACGAACGGGTACGATTACAAGAGCGGCGGTCGATCGCGCCAGGTCTCCGGCTTCGGCGGCGGTGCGGGTGGCTGCTGCGCCGGCTGTGTCAGCACATCACACAGCGCCTTCGTCATCCCCACGCCGCCCGGTGTCGCGGCCACGCGAGCCATGTAGGCGATGTATTCTTCGGTGGTCATAGCGTTCCCTTTGTGCGCACATACACGGCGTTGTAGGACACGCCGAGCTGCTCAACAATCTGCGTCCGCGCCATGTCTCCGCTTGCCCACAGCGCGCGGATCTGCGTGTCGAGCTTGGGGCTGATGCGGCGGCGGGCGATGAACGGCACCTGCACAACGGGCGCAGGCGCGCCGGTCTCAAGTCGCAGGCAGCGCTCGACCATGGCGATGTAGGCGGCACGGCTGATCGTCATGTCGTCAGCCCCTTCATATCGACAAAGCCCAATCCACTCGCAAGATGCCCCGCGCCGTCGGCGTAGAGCGCGTCAACGGCAACGGCGTCGCCGGTCGCGAGGTAGCCCGCCGTGGGGCCGGTCAAGCTCTGGGCCTGATAGACCGGCAGGCCGCGTACCGTGTAGTGCTGCACCACAGGCAACGGGGGCGGTGGACTGACCAGGGCATCGCGCCAGTCGATAAAAGCAACATGGCTCCAGTCAGTCGGATCGATTTTGCGCTTGTAGGGACCCGGAAGCGCGATCTGCCCGTGCGTATCGATCGCGGCGGGCGCGATGCCGTACATATCAGTCAGCCACAGGAGCAGCCAGCCGAGCGCGTTCTGTTGCACCGCCGGCCACGTCTCGCCTTTGGCGTGCAAGCACTCAATACCGATCGAGTGCTGATTGTCGTACGCAACTCTCGCGTTGCCTGCGTGCCACGCCGCGAACGCACGCGGATCAAGAAACTGGATAATCTCGCCGCCGCGCCCGATCAAGAAGTGGGCCGATACCTTCGGCGTCGTGTAGAGATACAGCGCCGCGTTGTTGAGCGACTGCCCGATCGTGCCCTCGGTCGAATGGACGACGATCGCGGTCGGGGGCGCGGTGCGGCGTTCGTAGCCATGATTGACTGGATACGCGGCAGTCTTGTTGTAGCTCGTGACATCGATCGAGAACGTCATCCCCACACCGCCTCTCCCGCGCACGCGCAGCCCGGCGCGGCAAAGCGCGGCCACACGCCGTGCTTCAGGTAGTACTCAGTCGCACGCACGCCGTAAAGCGTTCGTATGAGCGCGAGGTCAGAGACATCCGGGGCGGGCAGAGGGTCAAAGCGATGCGGGGAGAAGGGGAGAAGCGCGGGGGCAACGTCAAGAGGCCGGCTCAGATCGAGTCGGGCGGATCGGCGGCTGCGGTTGTCGGATGGTGCCATGCTCATTTCTGAGCGGTGGGTGTTTCGCCATCTCAGTGTAGCACGAGGTATTACGGAATGCAAATGACAATTCCGCTATATCGTAGGCAGAACGTTTGTTGCTACGATATATATGCTATACTGTACGAAACAGATCAGGGCCTGCGGTGGGTGTTTCGCACACGTCTCGCCGTATGGCCCTGATTGCGTGGGCACAGCAACGCCCCTCCGAGTGACACTCGGAGGGGCGTTGCTGTGCCCGTTTGGCGTGGGCGTTGGTGGATCATGACGGAGTTGCACCGCCGTCGTGCGGAGGGGCGCTCCGCATGCTCTGGCTGTTGAGCTATAAAACCGTGGTACCGGGTTTATCCTACGCCCAGCTATGGAGTCGAACCACGCAAACTACCCGGCCAACTCTAACCGTTGAGTTATCCAATGACGTAGGACTCTGCTGGTGGAGCACGAAGGAATTGAACCTTCACACCGTCGTCCCCTGCTTTTTTAAGGCCTTGGGTCGGTCGTCCTATGCCCCGTGTGCCACTCCACTGGAAAGATCCCAGCGAGCGGCATGACTACCTGCAGCGCCAGTCGGGGCGTAACACCCCGCGCTGGAATCGCCGCACGCATAGTCTAGCATGGCGGGTGGGCGGCGTCAAGAACCGGATAACAAAAGCATTTTTGGATACAGCTCTATCAGTTCCGGTGCGGCGACCTGGGCGGCGGTACGTCCATCCGGTAGCACGGCGTATTGAAAGAACGCCGCCCGCACGCCGTGAACTTTCGCGCTCACGCACTTGGCTTTCACGTCGTGATAGAGCATCGTGGCGGCCTGGATTTTCGCCGCCCGCTCGTTCTTCGTTTTGCTCGGCAGCACGGGCCACACAGCGCGGAATGTGTCGTCACCAAACGCAAATTCAAGCATAAACGCGGCGCGCCCGCCCTGGTTGCCGAACGCTTCGCTCACGACCTCACCGCCCGCCGCTCGGATCTCTGCCTTCGTTTTGTCGATCCACGTATCCGGCGCGCTGGTGCCGGTCTTCCAATAATTCACGTTTTCGGCGTAGAGCTCTTCCATCCCTGAATCTCCTTTCGTTGCGTGTCCCAATTCCGCCCGCCGCTCCGTTCAATCTCGTAAGCCCCTCCCTTCTGCCGCGCGCCCTGGTTCAGCGTGATCAGGGCGTTGCTGTGTCGAGCGGGGCTTATGCCACGGCTTGAAAGCGCGCAGGGCGTCAATCGCAGGCCATTCACCAGTAAACGTGATCGCGCGATCGTCAATCGTAAGAAACGCGGGCGGCTTCTCCGTCGGCCAGTGCAAATTGAGGAGCAATGCTGTTTTCGGAAGGGGCAATCCCATTCCTGCTTGGAGTTCGCGCCATGCGTTCTCGTGTACATGTATCCACTCCTGCATGGCATCGATCCCGCCTTCCTGGTGCGAACGTGACGAGTAAATATGCACGTCAAACGCAAAGATCGCCTCATACAGAAACGCAATTGCACCAGGTACGGGCGGGTCGGGAATGACGGTCGCGCCTTTCCATCCTGATGAATAAGAATGCAGTACACCGTCGAAGTCCACACAAAGAATAGGCTTACTGACTGCATTAGTCATAGGAATCTCCTCTATCGTTAATTGACAACCATAAACACGCAGAAGTTTTTCGAGCGACTCCAACGACGGCGACGCCACCCCGCGCTCGATTTCTGAGATAAACGAAACCGATAGCCCCGACCATTTTGCGACATCCGCAAGCCGTAGCTTGCGTCCTTTGCGTGCCAACCGCAACAACGGTGCTAGCTCGCTCATCGCTCTCCTCGCTTCCCTCGTAATCGCCGCCCGGCCATCGCGCCCGGCGTGCTGACGAACGTCGGCAGCAGCTCGACCGCGCCGCCCGCTTTCCACACAACGGTAAAATAGCCGCCGCAATAACGGCAAAGCACCGTATCGCCGGTCACGCGGCTGGCGAGGTCGCGCGGGGCCTGGCAGTGCGGGCAGGGGTGGGTGGTGGTGGGGTTGGTCATAACGGCAGCACCTCCTGCTGTGCGACTGGCGGCGCGCACACCGCACAATCCGATCGCCAATTATCGCGCACATACTGACATGTCACTCGGTCAACCGTGTAGCCCTGCCCAATGGCCCATGCCGCCTCTTTCGCGTTGTCGGCGCGGTGGTATGGCTCGTCTACGGCTGCCCACACAAAACAGCCGCACGCCTTACGGGCGATGTATGCCATCGGCTCAACCTCGGTGGTGGTATGCTCGCTCATCCCTCCCATCCTTCCTGCGGCTCATCGCCCGCCGCAATCCGTGCGCTCTCGCTGATCGACCACGCAACAATGCCATCAAGCGCCGCCTCGATCGCCTCTGCCCACGGCTTCCGACACCAGTGTGCCAGAATATACTCTTTCGTCGGCACGCTCGCGCTGACCATCGGCGCAATCTCCTTGGTCTGCCCGCCGCTGCCGCGCGCGACCTCCGCCCCGGCTGTGAGCGCAATCGCCACGGCGTAGTACGGCACGTCGATCGGCGGCTTCTGCATGTTCGCGCGGATCGGGTTCACGGCGTCGAGCACGTCGTAGTGCGCGATCAGGGCGCTCAGCAGATCGCCGGTCAGCGTGCTCTTGAGCGTCAGCGTCAGCGGCTCGTGATAGCCGACCGCCAGTAGCTCTTGGACGTACACGCGTGCCCGGAGCACGCTCTGGCGGCGGCCATCCTCCAGCGTCCGCCAGCCGAACGCGATGCCATAGCGGGTCGCATCGTCGCGCATCTCGCTCATACTCTGAATGCCGGTGCAGGCGACGAACAGCGATGCGCACGGCAGCGCCCAGTGCGTGACGAGGTTGCCCTGCCCGTGCTTGATGACGACCGGCGTGAAGCTGGCGCGGCTGAGCGCATCGTCCAGCTCGGCGTCCTTGCCCGCCTCGATCAACCAACCGGCGTACAGCGTACGCTCCTTGGTTTGTAAGCCGGTCGCCCACTGGAGCGGCGGCGTGGTCACGACCGGCTGCGGGCGGCGGGCTGGGCCGCGCGTGAACGCCACGGGCTCGCGCTCCGCCAGCAGCCGGTCGGCGGCGGGCTCGGCGTGGGCGTCGTCCGCGGTGATCGGGCCGGGCAGTTCGGCGTAGGGGTGCGCGGTATTCGTGCGTGCGTTGGGACGGGTGACGGATTTGAGATCGGTCATGGGGTGCTCGCTTTCTTGAAAGGCAGTATACATCAGCTAGGTCAAATACAACACGGTGTTCTTCTCGTTCCTGGCTTTGCTGTCCAGGATGCGCCGCTCAGCGGCGACCAACATCGTGTCCAGGCAGCGCCCGCCCGGCTGCACGCACGCGGTCGCGGTCAGCCCCACGGCTGCCAGCCGCGCCGCCGCGATGTCGAGCACGTGGTCGGCGCTACCAGACGGGCAACTCAGCACCAGTTCGTCGCCGCCGCGCTTCACAACAATGATGCCATCGGTCATGCGGAACGCGATCCACACGCTGCGCATATGGTCATCGGCGGCGGTGTGTCCGTGCGCCGTGTTGTGTGCCTTGAAGTTGTCAATGTCCAGCAGGATCAAATCGCGGCGACGGCGGTCGTAACGCACGAGTGGCAAGCCAGCGGCGGCGGTCAAGATGCCATAGTTCGGGTCGCGTGCTAGGTAGCGCAGCGCGACCAGCAGGGCCAGGATGATCTCGGTTTGCAGGAGTGCGATGATGATGTACAATGCAGTAGGCCTTTCAGGAGGCTTAGGCGGCGCGACACGAAACTTTGGTAGGGGACGTGTCGCACCGCCGATTCTTACGTCTCGGGTCCGTCGTCGATGAGTCCGCCGCGCGTCAGGGCTTTCCGCAGCGCAGCGAGGGTGGCAGGGTCGGCGTGCGGGCGCACGGCGGGCGGTGGCGGCGCGGGGGCCGGACGGCCCGTTTTGGCCTCCGCGATTGCGCGGATCTGGTCAGCGTGCGTGGGCGGGTCATTCGGCATGGGGCGCTCCTGTGGGCTTCTTCAACGTTTCGATCGCGGCAGCGAACGCGTCACCGCGCTTCATGCCTTTGGTCTGCATCAACATCCGCGCGCGGTTCAGCACGCGCTGTTCGTCGGTCAATGGCTCTTGTTTCACGTATCTACTCCGCTTGTCATATCAATTGGTCTGGCGCGCCGGCGGGGCCATCCCCGCGCCCGCTGCGAGCCCCGGCGCACCTGCGATGGGTGGCTAGGTGGGGTCGGCGTATAACTGCTGCTTAGCCTTTCGGTACGCCGCGATAATAACGGCGCGATGTTCGGCACTCTCTGATGCCTGCTTCATTTGAAACATATGCTTGCCCCAACTGATCTCAAACTTTGGGTCGTTCAGTGAACTGAGCAACCAGTTGATGCCACTCATACGGTAGTACGCCTGATTAAATGCCTCCGCGCGCCCGTCGTTCACGGCGGTTTCTATGATGGTCATCAGTACGCTTGTGATGCTTTTACCGTAGAGAAACTCAACTGGAGAAAGCCGCTCGTCTGCCATCATCATTTCCTTTTCAACATCTAATCGTTCACGCCGCCCGCCCGCCGCTGCTGCGCCCGCATCGTGTCCAGCGCCTGCGCCGTGCGCGCGAGGGCCGCGTGGAAGCGCTCGTGGGCGTCGGTGAGCACCCGCGGCTCGGGGCGTGCGGGGGTTGAGTGCTCGCAGCGGGTGCCGTAGATCGTTCTCATGAGCCTGCCTCAACAATCAGTGCGCTGCGCGGCTCCATTGCGGCGATAATGCGCCACGGACAGACAACCCTAGTGCCGAGCCGCACGTACGATGCATCGTTACACACACCTGCGAGGAATAGGTCACGAGATTCGTTGTTCTCGAAATCGAATACATCCCGTCGTTCAAGCGTTGCTGTCCATCCGCGATCCTCGCACACCTGCGCGATAGCTGACCAGCGCTCACCGGGATAGGTTGTCCAGATCTGTGCTGAGTCGTTGACCGTGATGCGGTATGTGGTGCTGTCACTCATTCGTACACACTTTCCGGCTCCACTGACCACACCACCTGCGTGAGCTGCCACACCCGCACGTCCTCGTCGTCACAGATGATCAACCGCCCGCCATCGTTGACCACGTGCGCCGGGAGATGCATGTTCCGCGCGAGGTCGGCGGCGAGCTGCTGGGCGGCGTCGAGGGTCAGCGGCGGGTTGTGGAGGATGGATCGCGCAGCGGTGTCGCCGTGCCGCGTGGCCGTGGCGATGAGCTCCGCCGCGCGGTCGGCGATGGTGGTGGTGGTCGGAAGGATGAGCATGGCGCGGGCCTCCTACTTAGTTAACATCCAAGGGCGGATGCTTTTGGCTTTGTTGAGTGCGCCGGCCTTTGTCTTCCGAATCCACTGAAAATAGCTGGTCTTCTTGCCGTTGAAAATGACGTAGGGAAGCCATGCGCCGCTGGGGCGCTGTTCCGCGCCATACTCGATCTCTTCACTCATGATTATTTTGCTCCTTTGATTGCGATGTAGCACAGACCCTTTGCCATCGCCTGCGCCACGGCGTCGGGAATGCCGAACTTCTTTGCCGCCTCGTATTTGTCCTGCTCCGTGATGGTCTGGATGATGATTGTCCGCTTGCGCGTTGTGTGGGTGAGTTGATCGTCAATCATGGCCAGCATTACACTTCCCCGAACGTGTGATAATCCGTGCCTGGCGTGAATGGCGCCGGGCCGTCCTCTGCCTTGAGTGCTTCGGCCATCGTCTTGCCCGCGCGGAGGGCGGACATCATCCGCTGAATCCGCTCGGCGGCGTCCTGGCCCTTCGCCCTGCGCGCCGGCCCGTAGTGGTAGCTGGGGGTGCTCTGACGCTCCAGCGCCTCATCGCCCATGCGGCTCATCTACTTGCTCGCTTTCTTGAATGCGTCGGCCATCGCCTTCGCCTCGTCCACACGACCCTCGGCCAGTTTCACCTGGATCGCCAGTAGCACCGTGCGCGGGTCTAGCTGCGCGACCTCGCGGCTGGCCTCGTCAGCGGCGAAGCGCTGGGCGGCGTCGGCGGCGTCGGTGTGGCGGCGGAGGAGCGGTGCGGTCATGGTCGTGGGCCTTTCGGGTGATGGGTGTGTACTGCAACTTGTTACACATAGTATACAGCAACTAGTTGCGTATGTCAAGCAAGAATTTGCGCTTTTGAGGCTGATCCGAGGGCCAATTTTGGGCACAACAAAGCCCCTGATCGATTAGTCGATCAGGGGCTATAGCGGAAGGGTCATCGCGCGCCGACCTTGCACATCAGCGCACTAGGCCATCGGGTTAGGGGACGGCGCTACTCTTTGCGCTCGGCACCCAGCGCAGCATAGGTCGCCGCACTCGTAATGAGCGGCTTCTGGCAGTGCTTGCAGGTGGTCGCGTCCGATCGCACTCCACCGTTGCAAGCTGAGCACACAAACCCGCCCGCGCCGTTTGGTACCACCCGCGCCACGTTGCTCGGCAGTTCGATCGCCTCAACCGGCTGGTGACAGAAGCGGCAGATCGTCGCCTCGGGGCGGATCATCTCACCACAGTGCGGGCATTTCTTCGCCTGCCCGGCCGCCAGCTGCTGCTGCTCAATCGCAACCGGATTTGGTTTCGTGACGAGTGCCAGTACCACGCCAATCGGGCCAAGCAACGCGCCGATAAGCCCGCCGGTCACTGGACTGCCGCCCTTACCTTGATAAATTGCAGCACTCACGATAATGCAAACAACCCAGATAATAAGATAAATCATCGATTCCCTCCATGCTTCATTGCCTATCGCCGGGAATACTACCGCCGTGTGTAGTGAGGTCGAGCATACGCACAGGCTTTGCGTCGGAAATATCCTGACACTGATCCTTGACCGTTAGGCCAATCTCATGATATGCTTTCCCGACCTTCTCGGATTTCCGCTCTAGCGCCTGGCGCGGTTGTGCGCCGATCGCGCGCCTCTGGACTCCGTGCCGCGCCTCGCACGCCGCCCACCGACGCTATCCCCAAGAGGATCACCGATGATGCTGCGTCTCTTCGTAGGCCACGCCCTCTTCCTTGCGGCTGGGGTCGCCTCTGTTTGTTTGGATAGCCTGATCTACCGAATTACGTGCGTTCTCATCTTGGTTGCGTTTAGGATCTGGTGGACGAGATCATTGCTCGTAAAGACCGCCCAAATACAGCTCGATCGGAGCGAGCATACAATTGACCTCGTTATTGCGAGGCTGATCGGCGGCCATCTAGATATGCCATAACCATATCAAGTACCGCTGGGTCGGTCTGTGCATCAGCGCGCAACTGCTGAATGACCTGACCCAGCTTCACCGGATCGTCTTCACCCTTTGCAACCACATACTCTATCTTTTCTCGTATACGTGTAACCTGTGCTTGCTGCTCGGGCGTAAATCGCACCCAGTCACGCGCCATTTGCGTGGCCTGTTCCTCGGATGCGTTCTCAAAACTACCCAAGTGGTCAAAGGCACCACCCAGAAACTTGATTGCGCGAATAAGGGCAGGTGCTTTTATATCTTTTATCGTGTTGCCCGCCTCCCATGCAATATAGGTTCGACGCGCCACATGTATAGCGTCAGCCACAACATCTTGGCTTAAATTTCGTTCCGATCGAAGCGTCCTGATATAGGCACGCACCGCATTCGACTCAGCCATACCAATCCTCAGTATTTCCATAGAGACCCCCCCTTCATCATAGCACTTACGCAACTATTTGCATAGTGCATGTTCCTGCTTGACAACTGCAATTTCATGCTGTATCATAGGTGCAACTACTTGCGAGAGGAAAGCAACTATGAACACGAAACAGCACCCCTGGCCGAACTTCAGAAATGCACTCTTGGATCTTGCTCCGACGAACCGAGAGCGTGCCGAGATGCTTGGCTGCTCTGAGCGCACTGTCGCCTACTACCTCAGCGGACTGATGCTGCCTCCTGTCGAGAAGGTCAAGCGCTACCCCTCGCTTGATCGTGCGCTTACTCTTGATGTTGCTCCACATATCGATCATGCCGCCCCCGCCGAATCGGTGGCGGCATGATCGATCTCCACATCACATCGGGCATTTACTGCCTGATCAACAAGGTCAATCTCAAGATGTATATCGGGCAGTCGCGCAACATCGAATCCCGCGTGTATGGGCATATTGCGCAGCTCATCAATGGGCTACATCCCACCGCAGCATTGCAGGCGGATTGGGACAGACTCGGCGCAGATGCCTTTGAAGCGCAGGTGCTCGTCGTTGAAACGAGCAAGGCCCAGCGCGAAAAGATTGAAGAAATTTTCATTCACGCCTATCAAGCACTTGACCCGAGTTTTGGCTACAACCTGCCGAAAGGCCGAACCCGTCAGCAACCCATTTGAGCAGCAGCCCGACGCCGAACCCGTCGCCGTCTGAGCAGTACCAGGAGACCCATCGCTATGAACGATCACTTCCCATTCAGCCTATTCGATGCCGACTTCTATCGCGGCTGGCTGCCGCGCAGCAATCCGTACGGGCGCATCGGCGTGCGTGGCTTCACATTCATCGCCTCGCCCAAAGCCAAGCAGCGCAAGCGCTCGGCGGCCAAGGCGGCGCGACGGAACACCCAGCACGCCCGCCGATTGACGAAGTAGGAGACCCATCGCTATGCAGCATGCCATTGAGGCCATCGAGCGCATCACCGCCCGGCGGCGGGTCATCACGGACGCGCATCTGTTCGCGCTGGCGGATGTCGCGTTCTTCGAGCGCCTCATCACGGCGCGGATGGAGATCGCGCTGCTGGAGCGGGTGGGACGACCAATCGCCGCACGGACGCTGCGCGAGCAGGTGCTGTGCGAGCTTGAGGCGTGGCTGATGCCAAAGGAGACTACACATGTATCGTAAAGAAATCATCTATGACCGCGAGACTCGCGACTACGCGATGTACCTGGATGGCGAGCTGGTTGGCTTCGCGCGCACGTACAGCGACGCCGATGCCACGCTCGATCAGCTGATCGCAGAGTTGGCGACCGCGCACACGTTCAAGGAGTCGGCATGAAGCGCGCCGCCTGCATCAAGCACTACGGCACCGCTGTCTCTGATCGTCGCGTGCGTCAGGTCTGGGCGGCGCTCACCGCCAACCCGCACGCGTCGATACAGGAGATCGCGCAGCAGCTGGACTATCGCGCGCCGGGATGCATCCACGCCGCGCTGCACATGCTGCGCGACATGGGCTACATTGCCTTCGACAATCGGGCGGTGCGCGCCAGGACGGTGATTGTGCCGTTCCATGTGTCCAGGACGGATTCGTAAGGTACGACCAAGCCTAGCATACGCGATTGCGCCGCCCCGCTCAAGCCAAACCATACACGATAAGGGGACGTTTCTATGCACCCAACGCGAACAAGTGTTGTACTCGACTGCGCACTGATCACTACCACCAGCGCCTGGGCCTTCTGGCTGGCGCGACACAAAGCGTTTGAACCCGACTTCACCTGGGTGCAGGTGGTCGGCGGCACGCTGGTTTGCCTTGCGCACGCACAAGCACAAGGCGCGCTGAACGGCGGCGACTGGCAAGCGCAGCAGTGGCGGGTCGTACGGTCGTTCATCGTCGGCGGCACACCAATCATTATCGGGGAGATTGCCCAATGGCTGGCGCGGCCCGGTGAGCGTGCGCGCGTCCTGCGCGATTTTCCGGAGGGCTAGACAATGGCACGAACGCGACGATGGCCAGACGATGCAGAACAGGAACGAGCAGACGCCATCGCCTATTTTGAGGATCTTGCCAAGCTTGGACGGACGATCGAGGCACAGGCGCGGGTCGATCCCGTTCTTGTCGAGAAGCTTGCCGTGAAGGTTCAGCTGGCCGCCGCCTATGGCAAGCACATCTTGGAGATGGCGCGGCCAACCAAAAGTACAGAGTAACACGAAGCCACGCGGCGCGTGAACGCCCGTGGCACGGCCCACAAGCGACTACTGAGGAGTCAACCAATGAACACCAACAGTATACCCGACCTGAGCGATTCACTGGAGCGGTACCTGCGCGAGATCGGCGAATGGCCGCTGCTCACCGCTCCCGAGGAGCGTGCGCTGAGTCTCCGCATGCGGGCGACGGAGCTGGTCGACGGGACGCGCGTGCCCACCGCCGACGCGACCACTGCCCGCCACGAACTGACCACGCGCAACCTCCGACTGGTGGTCAGCATCGCGAAAAAGTACGTGAACAACGGACTGGCGCTGCTCGACCTGATCCAGGAGGGGAATTTGGGCCTGATGCGGGCGGTAGAGAAATTCAACCCCGGCGCGGGCTGGCGGTTCTCGACCTATGCCACCTGGTGGATTCGCCAGTCGGTGACGCGCGCCCTGGCCGAACAGGGCCGTACCATCCGGCTGCCGGTGCATATGAGCGAATCGGTTGAGCGCGCCAAGCGCGCCGTCAGCCGCTTCGATCACCCGCCGACGGTCGCAGAACTGGCCGAGGCGCTCGGCTGCTCCGTTGTCAAAGTTCGGCAGCTGCAGGCGGCGTGCAAAGACGTGCGGAGCTTAGAGGAGGCGTTCGGGCATGTCGATGAGCCGCAGACGCTCGGAGAGCGCATCGCCGCGCCGCAGGAGGACTTCACCGACGCGCCAGCCTTGGCCGACCTGCGGGCGCACCTCGAAACGGCGCTCAGCACGCTCCCGGAGCGTGCGCGGAACATCATGCGCTATCGCTACGGGCTCGACGACGGCGAGTTTCGCACGCTGGAGGATACCGGACGGCGGTTTCGCATGACCAGGGAACGCGCCCGTCAGATCGAGGCCCTATCCAAGAAGGCGTTGCAGGCGTCGTGCGGCGAGCTGCGTTCGTTCCTAGAGGCGGCGTAATGACAAAGCTCAATCCAACTCCACCCATTCAGGATTTGATTGACGCCTACGAGGCCGGTGCAACCATCCGCCAAATCGCGAAGCAGTTCGGCGGGTCATTCCAAAATGTCAATATCCGCCTGATCAATGCAGGCGTGCAAATGCGGCCAGCGTCCAGGCAGCGCGTTCTTCCTGATAGGACGTGCCCAACGTGCGGAACGGTGTTTCGTCCACGCCATAGCCAACAGCGCCACTGCCGCGTGGAGTGTATTCGCTCCAAGGATACCTGTAAACGCGGGCATCCGCTCACGGAAAACAACCGCTATCACTTCCCATCGGCGCACTCGCGCTGCAAGCTCTGCTCGCGGATGCGCCAGCGAGGCGAAATATGAAAGAGATCCCCGCCATCGCCCGCCCGCTGTTCAACGTCGGACGGCTCTACGCCCGCTACAAGGCAGGCGAGATTAGCGAACGCGCGTACCTCCAAGTGCTCGGCCACGACAGTTGCGCGACGCTGCACTGTGCGACGCCCGCCACGGAGTACATCGAGGCGCGGCACTACTGCGATGTCTGCGCGGCGCGCGTGCGGCGGCAGCTGGACGATGTGGCAGGGCTGCCGTTTGATGACACGAGGACGCGATGAGAGCCTATCGCCCGTCGATTTCGGCTCGGCTGGACTGGGCCATCACCTGCATGGAAAGCACGCGCGGCTGGCGACGCCGGTACTGGCAGTTGGTCAAGCGCCTGTACGAATCGTGGATATGAAACGCCGTCGATCTTGCTCTCGCTTTCGTCTTGCGGGCGCGCTGCTGTGTATTGGCTGTATGACCAGTCATATTCAAAGAGCGCGCCTCTCCCGTTATAGGATTGCACGATGACCGCTCCATCACTTCTCAATACAGCGCTTCACTATGCTCAGCAATTCGGCTGGGCGGTGCATCCGGTCAATATTAAAAAGGCTCCGATCACCAAGCACGGGCGCAACGATGCGACCACTGAGGAGCCTGTCATCCGACGCATGTTCCGCGAAGGCGCACAAATCGGGGTTGCCACCGGCACGGAAAGCGGTTTGTTTGTGCTTGATGTCGATTATGACGAAAAGCGCGGCATTAACGGTTACGAAACACTTGAATACCTCGAAAAAAAGTACGGCAAACTCCCGATAACTCCACACCAGCGCACCGGGCGCGGTGGCACACAATACCTGTTTAAGTATGTGGATGGTCTCAAGAACAGCGCGAGCGCCAAGGAGATCGGCGCAGGCATCGACACGCGCGGCGCTGGTGGCTACATCGTGGCCGCCCCGAGCCACAATACGAATGGCCCATATGAATGGATCGTCAGCCCCGATGATACGCCGCTGGCAGATGTGCCTCCGTGGCTGATTGAGTTGTGTACCAAGCCCAAGCAGACCACGCCAGCAGGCACCACAACCGCCACGGGCGACGATCGGGCCTACTGTCTCAAGATGCTTGGACAAGCGGTCGCACGCTGCGCCACTGCGCCCGATGGACAGAAGCACGATACGCTGCTGAAGATGGCAACCTGGATGGGCGGGCTGATACCGGCGATCTCGGAACTGGAGATTGAAAACGCCTTATTCTCTGCGGTCGCGCTCGTGGCCGACGACCCCGAAGGTGCCCGCAAAACCATTCGCGACGGGATCGCCTATGGCAAAACGAAGCCGATCACGCCACCCCCGCCGCGCGAGAAACCAGCAACGAAAGAGCGGGTCGATACTGCGACCGGCGAAATTCTTGAAGCAAAACCAGAGTACATCATTGACTGGCGCGCGCAGGGTGTGACGCTGGCCGACCTGCAATATAAGCACTTCGAACCCGAGCGCTGGATTATTGAGGGCATCTTGCCAGAAGGGGCCTGCCTGTTCGCCGCAAAGTATAAGAGCAAGAAGTCATGGATGAGCTTGGCGCTCGGCGTGGCGATCGCAATGGGCGGTAAGGCACTGGGGCGTTTGAACGTGGTACAGGGCGATGTGCTGTATCTCGACCTGGAAGGCCGACAGCAGCGTATCCAGAAGCGCACACGGGCCATGCTCGGCGTGCGGCAAACGGCCTGGCCGGATAACTTCCACATCTTCACCAAATGGACGCAGGGCGAAGAAGGACTGACCGACCTAGAGCATTGGTTGATGGCACACCCGAATGCCGCCATGGTCGTGGTCGACGTGCTCGCCAGCTTCCGGCGCCCGATGAATAAGCAAGAAGAGTTCTACCGCTACGATCGCGATACGGTCGACCCGATTAACGCGCTGGGGGAAAAGTATCACGTGGCGATCGTGCTCGTGCATCACTTCAATAAGGGCAAGCACGACGACATCATGGATAGCATCACCGGCTCATCGGGCCTGCCCAGCGCGGTCAACACGATGTGGGCGCTCAGGCGCGATGTCAATGACAGCAGTATTCAGGTGCTCGAGCTGCGCGGGCGCGATCTAGAGAATGACGATCCGCTCGCGTTGAAGTGGGATAGCTATCTCAATCAGCATGTGATTGAGGGACCGGCGAATGAGGTGGCAATCAGTACCGAGCGGCGCGCCATTCTGAATGTCCTTGCCGATGACGAACAACACACACCGAAGGATATTGCGACCGCGCTCGGTAAGCCCGTCACTGCTGTGCAGTTCCTGCTGCGCCGTTTATTGAATGAGGGCGTAGTCGACAAGGTTGGTTACGGGAAATATGCGATTGTCGCTCAGAGTACTCAGACCCCTCAGAGTACTCAGACCCCTCAGAGTACTCAGACTTCGGAAGAGAACGATACCAACTCTGAGGGGGACTCTGAGACTCTGAGTGGCATACAGACACCCCCTCAGAGTTGTTTAGGCCTTTCTAAAGCCGTAAACGCCAACTCTGAGTACTCTGAGGGGTTTGATAAGGGGCTCGCCGATCGGCTCAAAAAAGCCGCATCACCGTTCCCGCAACTCTCAACAACTGATTGGGGCTCACTTCGGTCTTTTTTGCGGAGTAACAACGAGAAGGACCAAGAGATCGCGCAGACACGCTGCGTAGCCTATGGCGTCGACTATGAGCAAGCACGGAGGGAAGCCAATGCAACCTAACACCACCGCCCGCCCGCCGCTCACCTTCGCCAGCCCGATCGCCTGCGCCTACTGGCGCACCGAGGTCGCGCTGGGCTGCACCGTGGCGCTGGCTCAGCTGCGTCGGATCGTGGAAGAGCGTGGCGCCGACTACGCGGCGACGGTGCGGGGGCTGGAGCGATGAGGCCATTAACATTTGGTTCGTTATTTGCAGGCATCGGCGGAATTGATCTCGGATTAGAGCGATCTGGTATGGAATGCACATTCCAAGTGGAGATTGACGACTATGCAACACGCGTCCTTGCCAAGCACTGGCCAAACGTTCCTCGATTCCGCGATGTGCGCGAATGTGGCGCTCACAACCTTCCGTGCGTCGATGTCCTTGCGGGTGGGTTCCCGTGCCAAGACATTAGCGCCGCTGGCAAAAAGGCCGGAATTAATGGAACGAGGTCCGGATTGTGGCGTGAATACGCCCGACTCATTGGCGAGCTACGACCCCGCTACGTGCTCGTGGAGAACGTCGCAGACTTGCTTGTTCGGGGGATGGGAAGAGTACTCGGCGACCTTTCCGCGCTCGGGTACGATGCGGAGTGGTCAGTTATATCAGCGTGCGCTCTGGGTGCCCCACATACACGAGAGCGCATGTTCATCATTGCCAACCTTGACTGTTGTTTCAGCCGAGCACCCCGGCAGAATCAGGATCAAACCAGATCAACAAGATTGTCTGTCAGCAGCCGTTGCGCGCCGAGATGGGCATTTGATTGGTGGGCAACTGAACCCCGAGTGGACAGCATGGTTTATGGGGTTTCCGGCATTGTGGACCGACTTAGAGGACTAGGAAACGCCGTCGTACCACAATGCGCCGAGCTTGTTGGCAGAATGATTGTTACACACTACGAGGCTTCTCTATGACCACCACCACCGACCTCATCGCCCGCTGCGCCCAACGCGGCTGGGCCGTGCAGCCCGATGGCGACGGCTGGGAACTGCGCGGGAACGGCGCGCCGGCTGCCTTCGGAAGCACGGCGAGCCTCGTGGCGTGGCTGGAGCGGCAGGAGCGGGCGGCGGCGCGGGCGGTCGAGGATGGGGCGGGAGAGGCGCGGGATGAGGCGATGCAAAAACCGATGAAGCCGATTCTTAAGTATCCAGGAAGCAAGGCGCGTGTTGCGGAGTGGGTGGTGTCGCATTTCCCCGCACATACGCACTATGTTGAGCCGTATTTCGGCAGCGGGGTTGTGTTGTTTAACAAGCCGCTCGCCAAGCATGAAATTATCAATGATCTGTCAGGCGATGTATGCAATCTCTTTCGCGTTATTCGCGACGACGGAGATCGGCTTGCGGCCCTAATCGAGATGACGCCATGGTCGCGCGAAGAGTATGACGCAAGTTCCGCCCCCACTGAAAGCCCCATGGAACGCGCTCGCCGTTTTCTTGTGAACACATGGCAAATGCACGGAACACGAACCCATGAAAACAGCAAAAACCAAGGGTGGCGACAAGTTGGCTTTCGTGGAGAGGCAACAACCGTAGACCTTTGGCGCAAATTGCCAGCACGCCTGTTGCACGTGACAAAGCGCCTGCAGCACACCGAGATAGAGAATTGTCCTGCACTCGATCTTATCGGGCGGTACTCTGGCGAAAACGTCGTGCTGTATTGCGACCCACCCTATGTGCTTTCGACTCGTAGCCATGCCATTTACGCACATGAAATGACCGACGCTGATCACAGTGCTTTACTCGATGCACTCGATGCGCATCCTGGTCCCGTCGTACTCAGTGGCTATCGTTGCCCGCTCTACGATGACCGCCTTGGTCATTGGCAGGCGCATGAGCGTACGACTCAGGCCGAAAAAGGCAACACACGCACCGAAGTACTGTGGCTCAATCAGGTGTGCGTTGATCGGCTTGGTTATGGGCCTATGTTCGAGGTGCCCTCATGACCGACTGCCCCCACTGCTGGACGCCGGAGGCCACCGCGCGCGCCGCTGAGCACGCCGCCCGCGTGGCACGCGAGGTTGCGGCGGCGCGGGAGGCCTGGGCGGCGCGGGCGCTGCTGGCGCGGCTGCTGAGTGGGCCGACGGATGCGGAGATGAAACAACACGCGAAGGACGGTGTACAATGAGCGAACCCGATGAGACCGTGACCCTGCAACGCGCCTGTATCGAACTGGGCGGCGACAAGCCCTACAGTGAGCCGACCGTGCGGCGGATGATTCGCGACCACGCAATCGACGCCTACGGAGCCGGACGCTTGCTCAGGATCAGCATGGACAGTATTCGCGATTATAAGGCCGGGAGGCGTACATGGCACCGAAGCACGAGCGCCGCGCACGCGGCACAGGCACCATCCAGCGGCAACCAGACGGGTCGTGGATCGCCCGCACGAGCGACAAGAGCCGATCAGGTCGTTTTCCTCACGGATCGGCGGGCTACCGGGAAGCCGAAGAAGCGCTCGAAACCTGGAACCGCTCCGTAAGAGCCGGACGCGACCCCAAAGACTCGCGCCAGCGCACGCGCGATTTCCTGTCAGATTGGCTCACGACCGTGTGCAAGCCGCCGAAGGTTCAGCCGAGTACTGCCGCTTTTTACAAACGCCATTGTGAGTACGCTACCACGCACATTGGTGATATTGCCCTCGAAGTGCTCGACGCGCGGGCGATCGAGATGATGCAGGGCAAGCTGGCCGACGATGGGCTCTCGGCGCGCTCGATCAACCACGTCAAGGCAGTGCTCCGCAACGCGCTCAATGTCGCGAAGCGCTGGGGGCTGATTACGACCAATCCAGCCGAGACCATCCCCGATTGGCCGGTTGACGCCGTGAGCGGCACGGTACTCACACCCGCGCAGGTGGCGATCCTGTTGCACGCGGTCGAGGGCATGCGCCACGAGGCACTGTATCACGTTGCGCTGATGCTTGGCCCCCGGCGCGGCGAGCTGCTGGCGTTGCGCTGCGAGGATATCCACGATGATGTGCTGTCAATTGAACAAACCATCAAAGAGGGCGAGGGGCGCGCGACCGTAATCGGGATCGTCAAATCCAAAGAGGCGCGTGATCTGCCGCTTACTCCCGACCTCCAGGAGCGGTTAGCGCGCCGCGTGAAGGAAGTAGCCACCGAGGCGCGTATCGCGCAGCAGCGCGCCGCTGAGCAGGCCACACGCGACGGAAAACCCATCCCCATCATTCACTGGAACCCGCTCGGGCTGCTGTTTTGTTCTGAGGCCGGCACGCCGATCCAACTGTCGAACTTCAATCGCAGCTTTGGGTATCTCATTACCCGCATCAACAAGCAGCTGCGCAGAGAGCACGCCCCCGATGCGCTGCTGCTGCCCGCCGATCTCACCCCGCACGATTTGCGCCGCACCGCGCTCACTGACCTGGCTGCGCATGGCGAAGCCAAGGCCGTGCAGAACATCGCCGGCCACGCCGACATCGATACCACGATGCGCCTCTACGCCCGCCGACGTATGACCGCGATGCGCGCGGCCGTGGATGCGATGGAAGAGAGCAGGAGGACAGGGACTTGACATGCGTGGTATACTGGTGATTGACGGAGGTGTACAGAGGGTGTATAATGGAACGTAAGCAGATACGGCTCGATGAGCAGTCCGAAACAGACCTGGAACTGATCAGGAGGCACTACGGACTAACGACCCGATCCGCCGCTATCCGGTTCGCGCTCCGCGAAGTTGCGCGACTTATAGAGGCACAACATGCCACGCAAGAAAATCCCGTACAGCGTCCCCCCACGACCTAGTGGGCACTTTGTTTATACCTTGGCATGGCCCAACGGGGATGTGTTCTACGTCGGCAAGGGCAAGGGCGACAGGGCCGAGACACATCTAAAAGAAGCAAGCCGTCGCGATTGCTACTGTAACAAGTGCCGCGCTATTCATCGAATATGGGATAAGCGCCAGCAAGTTCAGATAAGCTATGTATTCGAGACAGACGATCCGAAGATTGCACTGCGCAAAGAGACGGAGCTTATCAAGTCACTGGGATATACAGGGACGCTCA